CCCGTTACCGCCGTCTTTCTGAGCGTTTGGATTTGGATGGTGAATTTTAAACCCAGCGTTGTTAACGATACCATAACTTCTAGTGTTTTCGAAATGCCCTGATGTTGTGTTAGCGCCTGCCCCTAATACTCTTACGTATTGTGCTGCAGTAGAATTCGAATCAAACCACGCCTTGATAGCATAAGGCCCGAAAGTTGTGGCATCTATAGTACCAAATTTGTTTATAAAATTTTGTAACGTGCCTGCACCGGCAGCGTCTTGTCGACCCAAATATACTGGTTGGAATGCCGGACCGCGTTGTGCGGTTCCGATAACGGCAAGGGGGACTCCGGATGCTGCAGCTTGTGGGTTACTGATTTCTGTTTCGAAATCGAAGAAGCCCGCGCTTTTAAAAGTTTGTTCAGCCATGAAAATATCTCCTGTTATTCTATTCTAAATATGTTTGCCAAGTTATAAAACCTTGACTTCTCTTAATACTGTTTCACCCTTTCGGTGATTTGAGTCTTTAATAATGTATTCAACACGTTCTAATTTGCCTGATTCTGGATTAACTCGCTCTAAATAATAACGATTTGATATTGTTTTATTTGTTTTCCCTATAGTAACATCAGTTGTAGATGTCTTTGTTTCCAATCCTAATCTAGATCCTGGTAGAGGATCAAATTCATTATCCCATGATGTCTCTATATAATTATTCGGATCATTCGAAGATTCCTGAGAAAAATCTTTTATTTTTGGTGGTGGACCTAATATTGTTTCGAAAGTCACTCTAGGCGATGATATATACCGTTTAATTGTTGGTAACAAACCAGGAGATTTAGAATTAATCACATACCCGTTAACGTTTAACTCTATTGTTGATTTAATTAATCTCTCTGCGTCGTTCATTCCGTCTGAATTTGTCTCTGAATCAAAATCAGCATTTAAATTTGCCGTAAAGTTGTATCCTTTATCCGATTTTAAAAGAAATGACCTAGACATTGTTGGATAAACGCTTAATAAACTTTCGAAAACATCGTTCATCTGAACTTGTGTTGAAGTCCAAAAAGTTACATTATATGATGCGTTAAAAAATCTAGGTGTTGGTATAGTATAAGTCTCATATATATTTTTTTTAGATGAATACATACTAGTATTTGTCAATCCAGCTGAGAACATTCGTGTTGAATCATTACCGCCGACGGTGTTCTGTTTTATTGTATTATCTTGATTCGATAAATTGTTTTCATTTATCTCTTCTTTAAATGCTAAATTTTCGCTATATATTTTTTTCTTAATTACTATCTCTTCCCCGGTTGGAGAAATACCATACCCTTCTGGATCTTGTGTTAATCCTGTCCGCATAATTGATATCAATGGAAGTATTAATGCGCCCGAATTATCGCGGAGTGGCCGGCGGTTCTTTAATATTACAGCCCTTTCTCCAGATGCGAATATTGCAGGATATTTTTTCTGCTTACCGTTCTCTTCAAAATAAAATGGCAATATTTCCGAAAATAACTTAAATACAGACCGGTCGACATCTTCAACCCCGCATGAAGGAAGCTCTTTGAAATCCTCTATGTTAAATAATGCTGCGTTGATTATATTCTCGTTTTTAAATATCATGAATCATCTCCGTAAAAAGACGATTTAGAGTTGGTAGTAGGCTGTACTGTCTCCCCAGAAGAAAGCGGTGAAGATAACACCTCGTCACTAACTAAAGCTCTTTTATCACCGGTGTCGGCGTTTCCACGCTGTTGTGTGAACGTTTCTTGAACTGCGTTCTCATCTAGATACTTCTCTTCGGTTGGACCGAATGCCGGCTTGTCTATAATTCCTTTTCTTACCTGCTTTGCAGAGATGTTATATCCAGTAATATGCTCTACTTGCCCGAACATTATTTTGTCTTTTGCAACGTTGTGCATTTCGTAAAACGTGTCTCCGAACTGAAAATAATCCCCCTCTTCAACCATTATATTTCGATCTACTAAATCGCGATAATGCAAATACAACTCTGCCGATCTTATCTTATCTTGACCGAAACGATCCTGCTTTAATTCCGTGGCTCCCCAATTAATTCTACAATCGATCTCAACAGGAGGGTCAAAAACCTTCTCGGTTGCCTCGCTATATATATCGTGGATTTTAGATAAATCGACTCTAGGCTTATAATAGTATATAACCTGGCCAATAACGTCTTTTGTTATTTCCTTTGTTATATCCGATATAAAATCGATCTCTCTTGGTGTTATAAATAATCTTGCCATCTCTTAATCTCCTTATCCGATCATGATTGCTTTACCAAACGGAATGGGAATTAACTTTAATATTCTTGTCATGTTTTCAGCTTCAGATGCTTGCCCTTCTAACAACTTATCGTATGTCAAACCATCTAGCATCTCTCTAAGATCTGATTTTAACTTATCTTTTTCAGTCGCACCCTGACTTAATAAATCTGAGCCGTTCAACTGCAAATCGCCGTTAGGAATTGGAATAGATGAAAATTTTCCACGAACCTGCCCTAATACTTCTTTTGCTAACGCTAAAGAATATTGTCTGATCCATTGCCGACCCATAGAATTAATGTTTTCATACATTATATTCCCGAACGGCACGTTTTGTGGTCCTGATATTCCGTCGATTGTTGCGTCATCATATGCTGGACTATATCCATCCATAGTGTATCCAACCCTTAGCCACAAATTCTGCCCTGCGTTGGCGGAAGTAGGCCGAGGGAATATTCTCAACTTTGTACCAACTAACTCATATGTATAATTAGACCGCCGGACTCTATTTGATATATCCATTTGCTGTTGCCTTAGTATATCTTCAAATACTGGCAATACGTAAAAAACTGTCTCTGGAGTGAAAGATTCGAAACTAAATTCGTTGTTTAAATAATTAATTGCGGCTGTTGTATCAAAAAACCGGTAGGCTGCTTGACCTGAAAAGTGATATACGTCAAATATCCTTAGCTTACTTGCGGTACCAGAAGGCTGTTCAGAATATATAGTCTCTCCAGAATCTGGGTTTATTAAATCTGTATATATATCATAATCTTGTTGTGATCCGGTTAAAACGATCGATCCCGATAGTATGTTATGAGATCCACCTATCCCAGCATGTGATGCGTATGGCTCTGCTTTCCGCATGAGGAATTCATGTGTCTCTCTTGGGAATCTTGCTTCCGAACCGCTTAGTGATCCAGTAGGAGAACCCATGATATTAGCCAATTGAGATTTTGTCATATATTCGTTAATATATTTTCCATACTCTAATGTAGATTCTTCGAAACACATCCATACCTGTTTTGAAGTTAACTCTACACTCAGAATATCATCTCCTAACTTTCTCTTGACAAATGTTACCATAGCATCCGCATCTCCTTGAAATGCAGAATCAGAATCAAAAACACCAAATGGTGTTGGATTAAGAGTACTAGTAAATATCGCCATTGAATTCTCCGTTGGTGCTTAGATATAAATATGACGAAGAAACCCAAAATACTTTTTGGTTTTTTTATATACAGCATATATAGCGTGCTTTTTTTACAGATCTGTGATCAAGATGCTTAAATAAAAAAAATAAAAAAAAATACCGGCCACTCGGACCGATATTATGCAAAGCTTACATGCAGATATATATTATGTCATAATTACATTCTATATTCTGATGTAAAAATTGTTATTTTTTTGAAATTGTTTCTCTAAAAATCCTATCTCTTCGCAACCATTTCCACATTGTATTAACGTTTGCCTCTACAGAAGCTGATAATCCTGCTGATGGTGTTGAAGCGCTTGCGTCGCACTTGGCCTCTAAAGCTTCATGTGCTTGTGCGGATGCTACACAGTGTGCTGCCAATTCTGCTTGAACTTTTACCAACGTTGCTTCTAAACTAGCAATCTTACTTTCGAGATTTGCATGGTTATGGGGTGCTGGTGCAATTGCTTTTGGTGCAGCTGCCGGTGGAGCTACTGCTTTTGGTGCAGCTGCTTTTGGCGTAACTGCTTTTGGCGTAACTGGCTTTTGAGATGTGCTTTTAGAATTTGATTCTTTTTTAAATGATGATTTAGCCATTAATTAATCCTCCATAATGGTTAGTGTTTTTATCTTATATAAGTATGCCTATCCTGTTAAATCGATAAACCATAAAAAATACCTAACAGATACTTCTCTTTTATCTTTTTAGAACATTTATGTGATTAAAGGAACGTTTAATAAAATTGCTCGTCGATTGTAACTTCGTTTGCAAAAATATAAAAAGGCGCCCACAAGGGACGCCTTTAAATGTTGTTTTTTAATCGCTTAATAAGAGTTATTGATTAATCATTATTAGCTTCAGTAACAGCGATAGTTCCTGTTGAAGTTCGAAGGCATGCCTTTACAGTCATTGTGTCGGTTGCAGCACTAGAATGAAAGTAGATAAATGAACCTGCCAACATAGTGCTACCGCCTGAATCGGTTAGAATTAACTGATTGTGAAGATCCGTAAAAGCTCCAACCCTTGTCATCGTAGTACCGCCAGCATTAGATACAAATATTTCAGTTGATTGAGCATCAAATTCATTGTTAACGTGCATCTGAAATGATAAAATGCCACCAGCTGTTACTACATTATTTGTAAATATAAGTAACGTTTGATGGGTGTCAGCAGTAAGATCTGGTATTGAGAGTGCTACATCATCATAGTTACCAGTTAATCTGACTACTTTCATATCAGCTGTTGGCATAGCGCCTGCTTCTACTGGAAAGTCAGCGCCCAAAATACCGGTACCGTCAAGTAAAACGCCAGCTTGTGCTACTGTAACTACGCCAGTTTGTAGTGCTAAGCCTTGTAGCGCATAAGATAATCTTAGAGCCATATTAGCGCTAGTCAAAACATTCTCTGTTGATACTTCTGCAGTTTGGCCTTCTAATATGCCGCCGAAGTTTGTATTCCATGTAGGGTTTAAACCTGAAATGTGCATATCATTAACTAATCCAGCTAAAGCGTCAGACGATTTGACACCAGTTGTAATACCACCCGATACTGTTGTTACGCCGGCTAATTCTACAGCATTTGAAAATGCTACTCCTGTTCCTGTTTTTTGAACCAGACCTTTTGCGTCTGTAATTTCTACTCTTGGCATAATTTTTCTCCTTTAAAGAATTTAAGATTGTCCACATGATTCCCTAGCTAGCGCGTGGTGTTCGCCTTATGTCCATGCTAGAGGCTTATTCATAAGTATGTTTAAGCAAAGGTACTATACCCCTAGTTAAACAAATTTATAATTTAAACGTGATATATAAATATTAAAAACAAAAAAGGGTTGGCATAAGCCAACCCTTTCAATATTGTTTTGTCTAACTCAAGGTTAAACAGCTTAGATATGAATGTAACCTAAATTATATTCATATCGAGGCAGGTGACGGTACCGTAAAAGTCAGAACGAACCATCTTCTTTCCGTAACGAGTCATTACGCCCTTGCGAGGAGTAAAGTCTTCAGGAGCGAAGATTGTAGGTGTAACAATCAAAGGTACATATGGTGCATATACATAACCAGTTTCTAGATAAGAACCGCCCTTGTATCCAAGAAGAATCTTGTTACGTGGGAAGTAAGGATCTTTATAAACTGTGAAACGGTTACTAAGCTGTCCAACTTTTTCAGCGCCAATACTCATTCCAGAACCAACCTGTCCGTCGCCATCAAGGCTAAAGTTAGGCTTGTACAAGATAGAAGACTCAAGAATCGTTGCAACATCCGGTCCTACGACTACGAAGTTTGCAGATCCACGAAGGGTCTTACGATGAATTGTATTAGCAGCGTCGATAATAGTCTCAATAAGAGTCTCGTACCATTCGCGAACTGTACCAGTAAATGTTGGTCCACCATGAAGAGTTGAAGCTCTTGTTGCCGCAGCGCCAGTTTCCTTGTTAACAAACTTACCAGGTGCACGACTCCAATAGAAGTTTGCGCCGTTAGCTTGTGTCAATAGGTCGTTCAAGATCTCGCGATCAAGTTCGAGAGCGATTTGCTCAGAAAGAATCTGAGTAAGCTCAACTTCAGCGTCAAGTGAGTGATATGCATTAAGATCTTGAGCAAGCTCTGGAGACCAACGTGCACGCAACTTACGAGTTACAGCAGTTACACTAAGTGATTCGATCTTAATATCGATTTCAGGAATAACTGGAGTCGGTGAAGAACCCAAGTTAGACTCAAAAGCAGGGATAGTAAGACTATCACCGTTATCACCAACATTTAGATCTGGTCCAAGAACGAATGCCAATTGCAAATCATCATTAGTATCTCCAGCGATGTAACCAAGATCTCCAGTAGAACCTTTAGTCGCTGAGCCTGTACCGAAGCAAGACATTAGGACGTAAGCGTTAGCTGTAGATGTTGTTGCCAACGGACTTGATGTAACAGCCGCAGTAGACGCATCAATAGTTACTAGTGAGTTTAGTCTTCGAAGATTAGCAATTCCTTTACCACCTTGATATGCAGCAGGGATAATTTCAGGAGGCTCGCCATCGATATGAATAGTAGAACCAGCTGGTGTTGAAACCGCAACGTCTTTAATCATAGTAAGGTCAGCAGCAAAATTACCAGACCCAGTCAAGAATCCAACAGGTACGCGGAGGAATTGGAAGCATGTGACTTCGCCATTCTCCATTGCTGTTGTAACTTGAGGATCGAATTGCATGAAACGACCAGAAGCACCAGTCAACTGAGTAGCTGAGGTGATGACTTCACCCAGTTCCCACTTTCCAGCTTGGTTAATAATACCAAATTGAAATTCGCGTGATTCAATACCATCGATTTCGACTGTATCGAATCTACGAGAGAAACCAGAACCAGCAAGATCGTATTGACCGCCTGCTGCCAAAGAACCAGACTGAACGCCTTTTCCTGTTGGAGAAGCATATATAGATCCGCCTGCTTGATAAATAGCGTTTTCGCCAGCTTCATTAGAACCGTCATTATCTGTATCCATCAAACCGTTGTCTGAACCGTATGTGTAATCTAGATAGAAAAGTAGGCCAGATGGCAAACTCATTGGTTGGATTGAAACAAGATCGTTAGCAACCAATCCACCGAATACGCGACGTACGATTGGAAATGCAATGTTTTGGAATCCACGAACGTCGCCAGAAGCAGCGCCTGAAGTTCCAAGTGTGTTTGTTTCACGTAATAGTTGAGCTGCTTGGTTTTCAAGCAATACTGACATGTTTTCACGAGATGTGGCCTGGAGACCTCTAAGTAATCCAGTTCGGTTCCACTTTTCTGTGAGTCGTTGATGTTGGACACCCATGTGTCTTGAACGGATACCCTCCGTCAATTGATTTAATGTAAAATTAGACATTTTATTGACTCCTTAAGTCTTATATGTTTTTGTTTGGTTTTAACTACTCTTTTAATCCTGCCAGAGTGGCCCAGCGATCAAGTCCGTTACCATTTTTTGCCGGTGCCGCCGACTTGGTAGGATTACTAGATGATCCGCCGCGTACCAAACCTTCACTTAATTTGCCGGTAGAAGCGTTTTTGCTTCCGGAACGACGTCGAAGACTTTCGGTAAGGCTAGTATAAAGCAACTTGGCTTCACGGTGCGTCTTGGCATTATCTAGAGCCTCAACAATTGCACGTTGCTGTTTTGAGTTTAAGTCATGCTGTTGCATGAGCTTATTAACGTAAAGTAACTTTGCGTTGAACAAATTTGATTCTCGAAGTTCTTGCTTTGCTGCAGCAACCTCTTTACGAGCTTCAAGTAATGCTTTCTTAGTAGCTGTCTCACTGACGCGAGATTTTCTATTTGTACGTCGTGCTAAACGCCTTTTTCTAGACTCTGTAGCAATTGCGCGAGATGTCGAAGCTCCGCCGAATGAATCAGCTGCTTTAACAGCGTCTCCAGATCCGTCGATGTTAAGATCTTCACCATCAGCATCACCAAGTTCGTCAGCCAATGCGTTAATAAGATCTTCACGGGAAATATCAAGCACTTCGTCAGCACCAGAGTGCATTGCTGCAACAGGGTCACCCATTTCAGAGATTCTACGACGTCTTGCACCTGAATTCTTTTTAGAAGAACGACGCATTTTACGGATTTCTCGTCGAATAGCGGCTTCAGAAATTTCTACTATTTCTTCTTCAGAATCTTCTTCATCAGCTTCGTCCATATGATCCATTTCATCCATGTCATCCATGTCGTCCATTTCATCCATGTAACTAGTTTCATCCATGTCGTCCATTTCGTCCATTTCAAGATCTAGCTCCATTTCTTCGTCTTCAGCAGAATCTTCTTCTACTTCAGCGTCATCGTCAGCGTCAGCGTCAGCGCCTGCAACGTCTAGACCAATTGCTGATGCTAAGTCTTCTACAGCTGATTTAATTGCAGCAACATCGAGATCTGCTTCTTCTTCTGCAGATTCAAGTTCTTCTGTTTCTTCACCTTGATCGTCGCCTAGGTCGATGTCTTCATCACCTTCGAATAACCACCAAGCATCTTTATTTTGCCGGGCGGACCGGCGAGTTGTATTTGACATTTTGCTCTCCTTTAGAACTTCGTTTATTTCTTTGCCGAGTTTTTTATCAGCCTCGTTAGTACGCACTAACAAAGATTTAATTTTTCTCAATTCAGATAAAATTTTCTTTTTCTTTGTTTTAGATTTTGTTTCTTTTAACTGAAGAACTAAATCTACAGCTGCTTTTCTCAATTGATTTGCTCGTCTATCTAAACGACTTTCAACGGTTATATTAACAGTAACGTTTTTATCTTCTTCAGAGTCGTCCTCTACCTCTATGTCATCCGAAGACTCAATAGGATCATCGACTAAAAGTTGCTCTGGGAATTCGTATGTTCCGGTACCCATATCAGAAGACATGTCGATGACGTCGTCAACACTCTCTTCTTCGCCGAAATCTAATTCAGATTCTAAGTCATCATTAATTTCTTGTTCAATCAACCGTCTAATCTTAGGCGCGATTGATTCAATCACTTTGTTAGTAGCGTTCTTTTCTGCGATCTCTTTTAACTTTTTCGCATCCGCTATAGCTTCACTATATATATTACTCATTTAAATCTCCGTATACACAAACCATAAATATACCTTTACTAGACAAATTTCAACTTTTTTTCGAACGGCGCATGCCAGCTTTCTTTTTAAGTCGATTTTTTTGCCCTTTGGTTACCGGAGCTTCACGATCGCGAATCTCCTTAAGAATGCCTGATTTTTTCCATTTTTGTAAAAATTTTCTAATTAATTTCTGGTTTTCAGTTATTGCATCACCTGATTTAGATGTTACTTTTACCTGAAAATTAAAGTGACTTTTCATAAAACTTCCATTATAACTATACGCATATACGCTTTGATTGTTTGATTTTTTGCTCTTCTAAACCGTATACTAACTTTTCAGAAGCGCCTTCTTTATTTGCTTTATTATAAGTATGCCCTGAAATGCTAGAAGCCATATAAAATCTATCAGATCTTGAATTGTTGCTGGCTTCTTTTAATAATTCTAAAGAGACCGATGTAGATTTGCGCATATTAAGATAAGGAATTAAACCTTTTGCTATATAGCTTATTTCATTAATATTGCTTGCCGGGGTACTATATTTTACCATAAAACTATCGGAGACTGGGATTTACTAATCATACTTTTCTTTAACTTTGTTATTTAACTTTAACTCATCACCTAAATATGTAAAGCCTTCACACGTTAATATGAAGGCTTCTCACTATATTTTTTCATCGCATAATAGTTTTTATCTTAAACGATGAAGTGATATTTTATTGTGCTTGCCATCTACCATATTCTAAAACGCTATCTGACATCCAACCGCCTAAGCGATCCTTTGTAGCTGAAGGGTTCAATGTTCCGTCTCCAGCGTTTAAGTCCAACGACGTTTCAACTATTTCTGATGAAGGGGTTGCTCCTTTTGGTGGAAAAGAATTTCTAATCCCTGAATGCTTAGATTCGAATTCCTCTTTATAGTCTTTTGCTGATGCAGCTCCAGCCGATATATCTGGGACATATGGATTTGGAATGTTTAATTTTGCGGTATCAACGTTGCTCAAATTAGGTGTCTTTGCGTATGTCAAATGATCAGTAGTTACAGATGCACCAAAATATTGTCCTGCGGCTGCAGTTGGTTGCGCTCCGAGAGCTAGTTCACTGTCTCCGCTCATAAGCTCCACGAATAATGCGCGGGGATTGTATGCATTTAAGCCGAGACGATTTGAATCATATAACTGACTCATGTGATCTCCGCGTCCATAGATAATATGCCCTGTAATAGGGTTCTTATCTTCAGATGGTATTGGGCAGTTTGCAGCATCACTTGGTTTTGCCCATGTCGGTTCAATGTTACTTTGGAATGCTCCACTAAAATCTGTTATGTTTATTATAGCCATGATATGTTATCTCCTTATATCTTTTTAAGAATTCTTTTTTTAAGAGTTCTTTTCATGGACTGAACTTTTCTCATTTCGCGAACTAAATTTTTATGTTCTAAATTTAACTTTGCTTCTTTTATTTTAAGAACTTTTATAAAATCTATTTCTTGTTCAAGAGCGTTTCCTTCTTGACCAGCCTCGACTTCTTCAGCCTTGACTTTTGCAACTGGCGTTGGAATTCCGTCTAATTTGTTAGATCCACTTTCAAGCTTTTCAGCTTCCTTTAAAATAAATGCATGGAGATTAAATATTTTTGATTTTCTCACGGTAATTCTCCCAATAAGATTTGTTAATCGGCTTATAATATTAATTATGTGCACAAACAGTTTTTACACTAATTTTTTTATGGTTTTTCAAAAGCAAGAGTTGCCCAGTTTTGAGATCCTTCGAATAGCTGCTCTAAATCGCCGTTAGCAACTGCTAGAGCCTCTGCAGACTGGCCAGGCCTTGCTGTCATTGAAGAATTTGACATCCCCTGTGTCATCAGAGTCGTAGAAGCGGTATCCCTTAGTATCTCAGCCATGATTGGATCAGACGTGAAATTATTAATAACGCTATCGTTAATTGCCGGAGGAGCTACTTTTTTAGAATCTAATAAATCTCTATTTTTTTGTATTCTTTCCATTTTAGAGTTTTTCCCTGAAGATGGTCGGGGCCGAGCAGCCTCAACTAACGACGCTACTCCTGATTCCGAATTGATTCCTTCAACTAAAATTTCAACTAAACACTCTTTAATTAACTGCTTGAGAACTGAACGTTTTATTTTTGACATGTTATTTCCTAGGATGAATATGCTGCGATGCTATAGACCGCCGCGGCTACACCGGCCACAGCTGCTGTTGTTGATATTCCAGATATGTCTGCAGTATTATGTATGTCTGGGAACTCTCTTACACTTGTTAGACCTGCTATTAAAGAAATTGTTAGGTCGTTAATATTATTAGGTACTTCAATCAATATCCTTTTGCACTTAAGCTCGAGAGGTACAGATATTCCGTTAAGTGTTGCTGCAGGAATGTGATTATCGGCTTGAATACCGGCTGTGGAAGCGACGTCAGAAAACCCAACCATAACATTGGTTAGTGTTCCACCGAGCGTTAAATATATCCAACGAGATACATACGGCAATGTTAATGTAACTATTTTGGCACCGGAGAGGTCGCCAAGAGCTTTATAAAAAACAAACGGAACGCCGCTTTGCTGATATTCTGCAGCGTTATTATGGTTTGGTTTTGGATAACGCATCGATGCAGCTGCATCAGCGCGGTCGAGATCAAGATATGACATTATTTATTACTCCATGTTAGTATATCGTTAAGTATTCTATCCACTCTATCTGATTTATTAAACACTTTATTTAAATCAGCTTCATTTATTTCGCGCCCTTCTTTCATCATAAAAGCACCTGGCGTGGATGGCTCTGAAACGAAATCCCAACATATAAGCTGAAAATCGTCTTGTACAATTTGATTATCCCCCTCGCGACGAGTAGACCCTACCCCTCGAGAAGATATCCCTAAAGTCACCCCAGAATCTACTAGAGCCTTAAGGATTTGACCGGCTGGTGTTTCTAATACCTCTACAGTACCGTAACAAACGTCACCATCCATATATGCCTCTGTGATTATATGCGAAGCGTTCTTTAATTCAACAACCGAAGATTCTGGATGGTCTAATTCTCCTAACGCTCTCCTTTCAGCGATAAACTTTTGATAATTTCTTATTTCTCGCGATAAGATCTCTATAGGATATATTCTTCCGTTTTGATTCAAAGTATTTGCTTTCTGCAAAACCCCCTTCATTATATACCTTCCGCCAGAATTAGTTTTCTCTTCTAGAAGCTGATCTTTGTCGAATGTCCATGCGTTCCATTCCTGCAATAGCTTAATTGTATTATCCACGTGTCTTCTCCTTTAACTCGTTTTGTAATTGACACAATGTCATGAATCTACTAAACGTTTCATCGTTAATATCTTCTGTATCTAGGTTTTTAAGCTCTAACAGAACCGGTGAGATTTTTGATTTAACTAATGAAGAATCGCAAGAATCATGATACACTTTTAATCCAGTCAAACAATTTTCTTTGATTGACTCTAATGTTGATTTAAAGCTGTAAGAAGTTTCCGCAAAAACATACTGCTTAATTAAAGACTTTTGAACATCTGTTAATCTAGACTTATACCGGTTGTTGAATTTTTCAGTCATTATCTTTACGACAAGATTATCTACTTCCGGAACTCTTTGTTCTGCTAAACTAACTGTTGATTTTTTTCTGATCAATATATTATGAGCCTTGTTTTCGTACTCTACTAATCTTTCGAAATCTTTGCTTTCGCATCGCCAATCATTAATCAGCGTCTGGATTGTGGCAAAATCTTTATACTCTTTAATCTTTGTTTTATAAAATGACTTTCCAAACGACAAATTGATATCTCTAATCATTTTAGACTTTTCTCTTTCCAACCTAGAATGATCATGAGAACGTGAAGCCTTTTTTGCCTCTCCTAGAATAGCCGTAGCCAAACTTGGATCGCTTATTTCTGGCTTAATCAATGCCTGAAATAGCTTGTGCTCTTTATAAAGCTCTGTGCCCGGTTTAAAATACGTTTTAATTATATTTTTTGCCGTTGCCAATGTTTCATGATTATTCTCTACAATCCCCTTTGACATAGTCAAAATTAACTGCTCGTAAATAATCCCGACATTTCTTTTTTTGTTGTGAGATTTTCTATTCATCGTCTTCCTCCAATTCGAAGTCTAATTCCTCATCGATATTTTCTTTAAGGACTTGTTTAATACCTAATCCAGAACGCATTGATTCTAACGCTCTTAACATACCGTGATCCAAACTTGGGCGATAACCAATATAATTATCATCATCAACAGTAGATTTCCCTAAAATCATGTCAGCTAATGATTCTTTTTTAGATTCTGAAAATGGTTTGCCAAATGGGTTTTTTAAAAAGTCTTTGTCATAAGGGTCATTTAAAGTATCCTGAGCCCTTCCGGCCTTACCAGTTGACACCATGGTTTTAAAATCTGGCATGCCAGTTTCTAACGGGCCGCCCTTAACTTTTCTGTCGCGCTTCTTAACTAACGGCTCGCCCCATATGTTTTTTTGTTTAACGTTTGAAGAAGGTTTTACTCCATCCATAGATATATTCTCTATATCTATATCATCATCTGAATATTCCTCGTCAGAGTTATACTCATCATCCGCTTCTTTCATTTTGCTGCGATATTTAGAAGGCTCTGCTGTTAATAAATCGCCTTGATTGTAATCTGATGCGAATAGATCTACACCACCATCTCCGCCGTCATCTCCGCCGTCATCTCCGCCAGCGTCTCCTCCAGCTTCAGGTGCAGTTGTAGCCTCAAGCTCTAAATCCGCGCGCTTGTCTTCAACCTTTTCGTCTTCTATTCTCTCTATTTCATCTCGTGTGAAGCCAAATACATTTCTTCGTATCCATCCGCGAGATACCATCCCTTCTGGAACGGCCGATGCTATACTAAACTTTTGCTCTATTAATGCCAGTTTTTGCTGCTGTGCAAGAGATGATGGGTTTGATAACTGTAAACTGAAATCTAATAGATCTTCTCCATCGAAACCGTGAGAAAATAAATGTATCATAGCGATTTTGTTTAACTCAGCTATAATTGTTTTTTGAATACGCTGAATTGTTCTACTGAACCTTATATCTTCTTGAGCCAGTGTTGCTTTTGCTCCGACATCTTCGTCATATCCAAGATAAGCTTTTGGTATTTTCAATGCAGCAAACAACTTTTTCTGAATGTACTCTACATCCTCGATAGCCGAGGTATTTTGCCCGCCTGCTAAATTGTCGATCTTTGTACCAGACTCCCCACCGCGGACTGGTATGAAATAATCCTCATCTACGCTATTTTTAACAAATACACCGTTTTTGCTATATTTCCCGTCTAATTCGATCGATTGAACAGCAAAATTATGACGATCATCTTCACCTTTCGGCCCAATGACAGTCATACAATATACATCAGACGAATCAAATACTTCCTCTGTTCGAATTACTTTGTGATTTCTATATCCTTGATCAACTGCTGATCTAAAATCACCGTAACCTTTTGCTAATCCTTCACGCTTCGCAACAGAAACCATAGCTGCAATGTTGAATTTAGAAACACTCCTATTATTGTTCTTATTAGCTTCTTCTAACAACTCTGTAATTTTATTATCAGATCTGATTGCATCGGTTAAATCATTACGATTAATCTTTGGATTTTGACTAATCTGATCTGCAACAAATTCGAATACTTCTTTTGGAATATTCCATCTCATCGATTCTTTTCTTACTTTCTTATCGACTTTCCATGAAGCTGCTTGTCCTACACGCCGATTTTCATTATGGGATTTATGAAGATCTGATCCATTATACCCTGCCATTGCAGCAACAGAATTTCTTTCAATATTCCATTTAGACTGGTTTTTTCTTTTTTCAGCTGACTTATTATAAGCGATTAGATTTTCTCTTCCAACTAATGCATGATATTTCCAATGATCAACATTACCCATCCACACTAAATTTGATGGTGTGGCATCAAGACTATTAAAATTCTTGTGATGTACTACTAAATTATTGTTAATACCCCAATTGATATCTTTTCTGGCTGTTTCTCTTTGTTCACATAATGCAGAATTCGCAACTCGTCTGTGGATTAAAATATCTTTATTTGTACCGGGATCATATACAATCGGATATCCTTGAATATCCCAGTTTTCTTCTTTGCTACTCATCTTTCGATATAATGGCATTAAGCTGTCATCAGCTTCCAATTCGTCTGCTCTTTTAGAAGATCCATCTCTCATCACGAATGGATGTTCTGGAGCTGTCATGACGTATGTATCATCATCTAACCATACTTTGATCATCATATCTGCGGTATAGTTTTTTCCGCACCACGAGACTTTTCCGGGAACAATCTGGTTTGTTTCGTCTTGAATCGAATATACCCAACATTCTTTTCCAGCGTCGACTTCTTTTGACAATTCTTCTATAGTTAAAGTTCTGCCGTCAAGAAGAGGTATTGGAGTATCCTTCCAGATAGGCATAGGGTTATATCTTAAATCAACCTGTCCTGTCGACTTATTAACTACCGGTGCTCTTTTTAAAGCTGTCTTAGCCTGCTCTACGTAATTAGGAACATCTTCAGGTGGTACGTTTCCGACGTCGATATAAAAAACACGACGCTCTGGTGATCTCATAACCCGGTATACCAGCATGGCATCTTCAATCAATATTAACTGTCGCCAAATTCGTCTGGCGGATTCTAAAACGGATGAGCCATATGGTAAAAAGGCGTCGTTACCTAATAAACGGAAATGTGATATTTGCCAATTCTCGAGAACCTGATTACCGTTTGCAACCCACCGAAACCTAACGGCTGATGGATCATCCGGATCATACCCTTCCTCTCTTTCCATCTCTGTAATAGGAATTGGATAAGCGTTGATAACGCCGAATTCTGGATGGATATCGTTAAAAAGGAAAAAATCGCCGTACTTGACTAAATTTCTAACCCACATCACCATATTAAAATCAACGTTCAATGTATCATAAAAAAGTGTGCTCAATAACTCTCTGATTTTTCTATTATCAGACCTAATATGCAGACACTTACCTTCAGCATCTTCAGACACCGTTTCTTCAGCGTATATGTCTAATGCTGACGCAATTTCTGGAGTGTTATGAATAATAATAGAATCAGTTGCATAATTCTTATATCCGTCAACTGTCAAATCGTAAAGGTCAATCACTTCATAAGGCTCAACCGAAACCACTTTATGGTTTTCGAAGTTATCTCTGAAATCTTGAACGTTTGCAAATCCGTTTTGCTTTAGTCTTCCCAAGATTTTCACGTAAGTAGTACCAAGAGCTGCAGCCCACGTGGACGACTTAATACCAGGTGAATAAGCATTACATACAGCCTGGTATGATAAACCCTTATCATATCGAGGATTCTTATCACCTTTATTATTCCACCCGTTATTACGCCATTTTGAGTCATAAGCTGTTGCGAACGAAGTGAAGTTCTTAAAACCATTATCTCTCAGTCTATTACTAATAACGGTTGAAGAACAATCAAGAGTCATTTGCAGTTTTGCCCAGTTATATCCGTCTCTGTCACACAGCTGTAAAATCTTTGGAAATGTGACGTCAGATCTTTCAGCTGGATTATTCTCTGTCATAAATTTACTGTGATTTATCTTGAAATTCTTTATCCATTCACTGTTGATACTATGATCCCATTTTTTCCCATTGAGAATCTCTGCATGATAAGCCAAATGTTCTTTTGCATCCATGATTTGTAAGTTCTCTGGGCTGTTATCAAATTTCTTAAAGTTTTTATGGTGTACGTGTTCTGTACTCAAAACTTTTCTATCCGCAACCCATGCTGCTATTAACCTGTGCTCAGCTATCCAACCATTGTTCATCGTCGAATTTTTTTTATCCATCGTATAAACCCACTGATAACCTGTTGAATCTTCTTTTTCTCCGGGTTTTGCGAAGAAATCTCGTCGATAAAAAGGCATCATAGAGTCATTTACTTGCAAATCTTGTACTTCGCAATAAGTACCATCTCTTCTCATTACACGGTGATCTGCAGTTGCTATTAATTCTTTGCCCGAATCAAACGTGACTTTGTAAGCCATTTGTGTAGATGTCTTCCGAGCGCATTTGCCAAATGTCGGCACAATTTGCTGTTTTTCATGATCATAAGCATATACGATAAATGAATAATCAGCATTAGCCTCACATCGTTTTGCAAGCTCTTGTATTTCTACAAAGCCACTAGGCGAAGCTATTTTAGTCCATCCTGCAACACATGCTTCCATTTCAGCAAAATCAGAATACCTTGCCATACGATCGAAAGCGCCGTAGGCCGACATTGTGGAATTATAAACGTCAGAATGCTGCTTTTTAAACATCTCGACCGAAGAAGATGCCCCCTTAGCCTTTGCATCATAACTTTTTATTTTCCTCTTTATGGTTGGACCTGACCTAAACAGTTTCGTTAATCTTCTAAATAAATTTTCTTCAGCCATTTATTTTTTCCTCTGACATTAAGTATGTTCTTATTTCATAAGCCAGTCAAAATTAGGTTCTGACTGTGGACCGTTAGGCAATATTGATTTATTCCCATTCTTATCAAATCCTGCGTTATGATCATTATTTTTAGTTGAATTGCTGCTAACCCCAAACGCCGCAAGCATAGCAGAATTTAAATCTGTTCCATGCGAACTTAGCTGAGGGCTAGTATCATATAGCCAAACCCCAATAGCTAAAGCCATAATCAAATCATCGTTTTGTCCTTTTTGAGCTTGTGCCTTTCCGTTCTTCCAAACGAATGTTTTTAGTTCTGAATACAATCTAGATGATTTTATCATGATTTGTTTTGTCCGTAAAACTTCTTCTAGCTTTGTTAATATTTGATTTCTAGTTTTTACGTTTGTTTGAAACCCTATTTTTCCGATATCTTTTGTTCCATACATATAGCTATAACGATCTTTTTCGCTTGGAAAATAAAGATTTTTATAATTCATTTCTGATAATTTCATTATTACTGCATATCCGTATGAGTTATTTTCAGGGCACAATAATGCATCGTTATACCGACGGCCTGCTTCAGCTAAAATTAATGCGAATTTATCCGGAGGCTGCTTCCCTCTGTACTCAGCTACAACCGCTGATGCACTTGTATCGATTACGTAAAACGTAGAATAGTCTTTAGCATCGCCACGGGCGACATCTGCTGAAATTACATATTTCTTATCACTGAGTGGGTAATTCCACACCCAGACACCCATATCCGGTCCCCATCGATCGATAGGCTCCCTAATCCAGGCTCTTAAATACTCGATATCCTCAGCTTGAAGAAAAGTATCGCCAGAAGCTTGGAAATCGCACATTAACTCTTGCGCAATCTGCTTTTTAGACATGTTTTTTGTTTCTTCTTTAAACCATTCCTCGCCCCTATCAGGATGGACGTCCCATTGAAGCTTAATTGGGTTAAATTTATTTTCTCCATCAACTGCTTGCTTCCATAAATCATAATATTGACCGCCAACGCCGTTTGGAGTAGATAATACGATAGCACGACCACCGGTTGATAATGTTGGGTACAAACCTGTCCACAATGTATCGAAATTACGCACAAATGCCGCTTCATCAACAATTAAAAGTGTCAATGCCTCAGATCTACCTGCGTCGTCTGATGTAGGGATAGCTTTTATTGTTGATCCGTTTGAAAACTCTAATGCTTGCTTGTTATTGTTAACTATCTCTGGCAGCAACAACCACTTTGGCATAGTCTGAATAACAAACTTAACTTTTCTAATAAAGTTTTGAGCTACTGCCAACTTTGTAGCAATAACTAATACGTTTTTGTCTTTATGAAATATTGCTAGCCAAGCTGAATAGCCAGCAGCGATCGTAGAAAGACCAAGCTGCCGTGATTTTAAAATTATATTAAATCTGTGCTCTTCAAACTGCTCGACGCAATCGTTCTGAAACGGATATGTTTTAAATGGGATAGCACCCTTGATCGGATGCTGAATTTGAACGTATTTATTAAAAAAATACTGTGGATCTTTTCCACACTTTATTATTTCTTTTATTTGCCGCTGTTTTTGACTAACTGACATTACCAACGCTCAAAGAATATACTATAATTCTAGAATATCTTGCACGCACTAACTCTCTATTATGCGATACATGAACTACTTCTGGGTTTTGCTCGTTTAAAATCTTTAATTTAAGAGTTACTCCAGCTCTTTCTTTAAAATCGGATTTAACTGTTTTTACTTTCTCTGTTAAAGCCTTAATACTAGCTGCGTCTAATTCTTTTTTCTGTGTTTCTAACCCTAATCTTGGATTGAAATTAACAGGACACTCAAATCTTAACGCTATTTTTAACTCGCCTGTTTCAGGGCATGTACTTGTTTTATGACGGATAGCGTACCCCTCTCTAATCGAGCCTCTTCCGAATGTAACGTCAAGTAAGTTTTCAAGTATGTTATAGTGGTTCATATTTAGCATATTAATTCTCCTGATTATTATTAAATATTCTGTTCTTGACATCTTTTCCGGTCGGACGCCAACCTTGTTGCCATTTTTCTTTATTAGGTTGACGAAATATTAACGAACAATCTAAACAACAGTCAAAATTTTCGTGCTCTACTATATCCTCTTGATGCCGAAGAGCAAAGCCACAAATACTACAATCTGCTGCAGCACGTTTATAATTATGTGGCTTGATTATTAATAAACCATCTTTTCTTTCATATATTACATTAGACATACACAACCTGGGAATCTTTTCCCTGTTTTGTTATCTCTACTATGTTATCTACAGAATCCTTAATAACATCTACATGGGAAATTATCATGATCAAACGATAATATGACTTAAGGCGTCGCAACAATGCTGTTGCTGCTTCGAGATTCTGTGGATCTAAAGACCCAAACCCTTCATCAACTATAAACATGTCTGACTTGTTAAGATTTGAAACGTTCCCTAATGCCACCCTCAATGCCATCGATGAAACCATCTTTTCCATTCCACTAGCGCACTCAATCGGCCGGCGCGAATCTCCGTAATTTATAAATATATCTGTTTTCCTATCAGTTATATCTAACTCAACTGTAAACCCTGACAAATCCTGAAGAATATTTGTCAACTCAGCGTTAATGATTGGTAACTGCTTTTTCATTATATATGTTGGAATCCCTCGCCAACTAGTCGCCTTCAATAAATAATCGTATACTCTCCACTCTACCTGCAACCGATCGTATTCTAATGACTCTTCTTCTAACTGCTTAATCGTTGCCTGACACTTTCCTATGTTTTGAGCTAAACTAAACATTTCTGACTTTTGATCTTTTATGTTTCTATCTATCTCTTTCATGGATTTTTTGATCTGTGCTAATACAGCCGTTTTTTCGCCGTCAACGTTTAATTCTAAATCAGTAATTTCATCCGATAAATTTCTAATATCAGATTGAAAAAATTCTATCGATCGCTTTTCACCCTCTATTTTAGAATCTAAAACAATAATTTCCATTTTGCAATCTTGAATCGACTTTGTTAACTCGTTATACCGATCAATTTTCTGTCTTAAACCCTCACCCTCAAGCAAATCAAACTTAGATTTTGCTTCGTCTAACTCTCGTTTCAGATTTAAAACTAACCCCTTTTGCTCTTTAAGTAACCCCTTGTTCTTATGAGACTCAGATATAAACCGACATGTTGGAAACATATCATCGCATGGCACCTCTTTAAGAAGCGAAACTGACTTCTTCTGATTAGCCATTAATGTTTTCTCTTGCTTTAATCCCGCGGACATCTTTTGTAGATTACTTTTTAAACCATCCATTAATTCTAATCGTCTCTGATACGACTCGAGTGGGAAATTTTCTTTAATATTAATATAATTTGCCTGTGTTTCTTTCTTTAAACTAATCTTACTTTGTAAAGCACTTAAGTTGTTAATAACCAGCTCTAATCCTGACTTCTTATCGATAAGTAGGTTTGTTTTATATGCTAATACGGCCGGATCCGTAAAATCACCTACGACTTCCTCAGCAGCTTTAAATTTATATGCCTCGTATCGCTCAGATAATATACTTATTTTTTCAGTTATATCCGATCTCTGCTCTTTAAAACTATTGATGTTTGATCGATTATTTCTTATAAGAGTAACCCAATCTTTTTCTGACAATCTTTTCAACATAGCCTTTACGCCAGCAGAATCTTCTTTAACTATCCCTTGGATCTGATCGAATATATCTAATCCCATGAAATTTGAAATAGTCTTTTTCCTCTCTGTTGCCCCCTGAGCTATAAATGAATTCATGTTCCCCTGCGCGGCAAATGACGTCATCATAAAATCCTCTGGAGTTCCTATTAAATTCCGAAGATTCTTCTCTGTATCTCGACGCTGCTCGCCAGATATATCCTTGATAATCTGCCCATCATCATTAACCTCATATAATGAAAGGTAAGACATTGCGCCCTCGCCCTTACCACCGCGAGCTGGATAACGTACCGAGTGTCTCTCTAATCGATAAAGCTTTCCATTAACAGAAAAGGTTATGTCTGCCGAACAATTTGAGCGCCGAGAATTAATCACATGCTGAATAGATGTTATCCCTCTATCATTTGAATTAAATAATGCATACATCATTGTTCCAGGAATAGAAGACTTTCCAGAACGATTCTTTCCAAATAATCCAACGATCCCAGACAGCTTTGAAAAGTTAATCGAATTATCCTTTCCATACCCAAATGTATTATCAAAATTCATCTCTCTAATAGACCATTGATTCCCTAAATTATCTTTTGGCACGTTAATTTTAGGAATTGTTTCGTCAACGATTCTATCAACCGCAGCCCAGAAATCAACATCATCCGTTTCGTCGTCACACCACTCTCTAAGCAAATTCTTATGAATCGATGCGTCCGAAAGATCGTCTATTTTAATTTTCTCTGATGTCTCCGCAGAGATAGAATTCTGCTTTAACTTTAACTGATATACAACCTCGTCAGCAGCGTGCTCTCTCCGAAGAACAGTAGCCATTTTCCTTTGTGCCTTTGGCCCTAACTCAATTGTTGATCGAATCCGATACCTAGCGCCTTTTGGCCAATTGTCCATACACTCGGATATTGTTGACTGCACTGTACCTTGCCAATCGACGGTAACGAAAGGATTATGATGCTTAATTGGATAAAAGTCAACAGAAAAATCGTCGTTAGACTTAATATCCCATAATAAAAAACCTTTCTCGCCAGACTCTCCGTAATTCTGCTGAATTGTTGATCCGGGATACCAGATTCTTCCCTCTTTATCTAGCTGCTGTTTCTTATGAATATCTCCCAACATAACGAAATCAAATCCGCGGAAAAAATCCATCTTGCAATCGCCATCTAACATGAAATTCATATCTGTATGAGACCCCCACACTGAACCATGATATATTGCTATACTAGTTTTCCCCTCAACAGGCCTAACGTTAGAATACCCCTCTTCGTCAAAAGGACTGAATGCGCACCAAACAAAATCAGAATTAGATGGATCTTCATACATTCCTGAATCTCTATAAAGATGCACATTTTGCAAATTCAATGCCCTCAATATAGGTGAGATTGCATCCTGTCTATCCTTATTGTTAATAAGACCGTCATGGTTACCTAATAGAATGTGCACCGGAGCGATTCTACTCATTTCAGTAAACCACCAATTAAGGCAATCGATCAACTCAGGACTAATCCCTTGTGTCTTCGAATGTACGATATCCCCTGCTAAACAGATAGCATCGACTTTTAATGATGCTAATTGTTCAAACATATCTTTAAAAGATCTTCTGTATTCTGTATGGCGAGTTAAACCTCGCCAATGGACGTCTGCAATATGGGCAATTCTCATGAATATTCCTATAATTTATTGATTAAAAACGGTAATGATCCAAATTCATTATTATATTCTACAGCAGTCGACATCAGATGTTCAATTGATAATGCATTCATATCTCCTAAATCCCCTGTCTCAGGTGATGCGAGTGAAACCTTTAAATCGTACGACGACAAAAGCGCGGCAATTCTTAACTGCTTCTTATAAGCGTCAGGATCTAATGATAATATTACATCCATTGAATTACGAACTATCTTCTGAAATAATAAACTATCCTCAGATAGAGAAGAACCCAATATACAAACAGCGTTTAACTTACTACACTTCATCCAATCTAAAGGACCCTCTACGATCGTCAAGGACTCAGCAGACCAATCTATATCGATATCGTTAAATATTATATGCCGCTTGTTTGCCTTTGCGTTAATATACGTATAAGGAGTCTCGTCGATTGCTCGAGCAGAATAATAATTTAAATTACCCTCGCAATCGAAAGATGGAATCAATAACCGACGTCGATATTTCCACTCGTCTGTATACCCGATCCGGTACCGCCAAAGATGAGTATCCGTATATCCCCGAGAATGGCAGTATGCCCTTATTGCTCGAGCATCCGGATCCGACAAATACTGCATAATAAGCCTAAATCCTTCCGGCAATTCAACTAGTGGTTCGTCCTCTGTAATAGCCTCTAAGTTGTAGGCGAAGTTTTTACCAAACTTTTCAAAATATTGAGCAACCTTACTAGGCTTCTTCTGCTTAATAAGACGACCTAAATTCCTACCTTTACTATTACATACCCAGCAATGATAAAGATCAGAATCTAACCTGATATTCATTTTGAGCTTTTTTGTGTCCTTACAAAACGGACACGGAATCATTAGTTCTATTCCGTTGTTTTGAAGGCGTGATGTACCGAATATCGATGTAATAAATTTAATTTTATCATTCATACTGATTATAGTACATCTAATTATTGTATTTTACAAATCCTGCTTGAGCTATTACCCATGCATCAGCCATATCTCGAGATTGAGGAATTGTAATTTCTAATCCTTTCCTAGGACCAGATTGCAAAACTTTTTTTGGCCAATCATACTTTAAATGACGATCTACCCATTCGAAAACCTGCTCTTTAACGTCTTTACCAGACTTCTTTTTAGACATAGTCTTAATCCCGCACAACTTTCTTGATTCACTCACAGAAATCAGCCCAGGGATGCTTTCGAAATGTTCGGCACATATGTATTGGACTACGCCGTTGAAAGACGCTAGACGCGTGATTGTGTTAGCAGAAGACATGCCTGCGCCATACCTTTGAAATGCCTGCTCTATATATATTTTATCTATTCCAGGATACTTCTTAATTAAACTAATAATCTTATCCCTAAATATAAACCCTTTTTCAACTAACTCTTTTGTTTTGGATAATGATATCCAATCTAACTCAACTAAACTTCCGTCGTCGCTCAATATACAGTAACCGGTTGCAGAAGTTGAAACGTCTAAACCTAATATCATTAATAATCTACCCTCAATCTGAATAAAAACTTGTTCTCAGACCTTTTTACAATTGGTTGTGCAAACTTTGCTTTTCCAATAACATTTAAATTATCATCGTGCAAATATATTGTTGATATATACACGAAATCGTCGGCCGTCTCATTCTCGTTTGATGATGGCTTAAGCTTATTATAGTTCGGATTTGACGAACTGTTAACTAAATGCTCATGAGCCATAACGTTAATTTCTTGAGAATATATATTATGCACTCCCTCAAATGATATATCTAAATTTTGATCACCAATCGCGTATAAAGATGGATTTCGAACGTATATTAACCCTTCGTTATAATAAACGTCGCCAACGGAATTCCATGTTGCAACTGATCCAGATGTTTGATGACGATATAGGTTTCCTTCACCGTCGTCTCTTAAAATAATCTGTGACTTAGAATCAGTATGCAAAAAAGACTTAATTTCTATACTCTTTCTTTTAATTGAATCCCCGTAATAAAGCTGTGGTATCGTTATAACGTTAACTAAATTACCTACAAAATCCGATGCATCAAAAAATGTTTTAATATCTTCTCCGGATGGGATATTAAATTTTGGAATATCTCCCTCTACATCGGGAGTTGCTTCTGCTGTCGTAAACAGAGCTACTCCTGCGTTATATCTAGTATCGCCGCCTTGTGTATCTGTTGTTCCGAATGTAGGCTCAATAAAACTATCACCAACCGTGAATGCCTCATCAATAAAAAACATTCTAGAATCATATATATCGTTTAAATTTCCTATATCTTTAGTGTTAATTGATTCACCGTTTTCAATAATATATTTGCTTCCAGTAATATTTGTTAAAACCCCATAACCAGGACGAAATAGTCCGTTATCGCACGGAAGTACAAAACAATTCCTTTTTTGATGCTGTGGCTTAGACGAGAAGGAAGAAGACAGTTCGTGCACCGTCACTCGGTCATTAGTTCTATATAAACTTTCTGACATGTTATGAGCAAATGGAAATACTGTGTTAACATATTCTTTACAAAAATTCTGAATATTCATATTAGCAAAGCCGCCGATGCTGGAATGATTCGTGTTATAAGGCGTTCTATAAATTTTTGCGTATGCGGTAGCTTTCCCGTCGAATAGATCGGCTAAAGAAGTAGTGGCTGGGTTTAGCTGACCTTGCGTTGCAACGAAATCCCGGTGGGCGGAAACTTGTGTGCCTGAAAGGTACATTGACGATGAGTCGTCTGACGTTGGGCTCTGATTTGTTACAGATAGTTTTGCCGCTAGTACACTTGTTTGATTCATTATCATGCTAGCATCGTATAAGCAAGGGATATAAAGCTTTAAACCAAGATTTGTTAATTCTGTCGCCGATCCGGTATAACCGTTTCTAGACCCGGTCATTATTTGAGATTTTGACAAATACTTATTCCAAATTTTTATTTCATGCACGTTTATATTTGCAAAGTTATTTAATTCTCCATCTGGGCTTCCAGTTCCAGTGGTACCGCCGGCTCCACTCTCGGTTGGTACAGCTCCGCCAGTGTTCTGTTCATATGACTTTGCAAGTAGTGTAAGGTCTGAAGATGTTCCGGAAAAAAATGCTCCCATTATTAAATCTCTGCCGGGAGTTTTCGTTGGGGAATAATTTAATTGGTGCACACCAGCTGTATTACCATCGATTACATACTCGAGGGTTTTAAACGAATTATTGTACCTAATAGAACAATTATGCCAGTACTCTGGTTTTAAATCAAAGTTAGACTGTTTAGCAAACCCACCTTGAAACGAAGCGTGTGAATCTGTATCGAAGCTTGCAATGGCGTCGGGTCTATTTGATCCGCTAGCTAACGATGCGGATACACCGTGCTGACTAGCGAGGGCGTAATTTGTCGGGTACCCGTTTTCATTTACTTCCGACCCTGAAATGATTGAAACGCAAAAATCTCCTGGGAGATGCATAACTGTATTCGACCCAGTTGTATGATTAATCTTTACATAAAATTCTATAGTGAAATCATCGCTAGTGTTATATACGTCCGCATCATTCTTATACACTAATGCCGATTTGTAGTCAGTTGAAAATAAATTTAAGCAATTGTAGTTAGTGTATTTTGATCCTAACCTTGAATTTGATACAGAATATTCTTTTTCTAGAATTCTTTCTGCCAATTGTAAAGCCCGAGAACCGGTAGTGTAAAATGAACTTCCTGGCTTTAAATTTCTAATCGATAACTCTGTGCTGTTCCTAGGATGCATCTCGATATCGCTGTACCCGACCTCTCCAGAAAAAGCAGCTTGAATCCCGTATTTTTCAAATTCTGGGATTTGATTGACTCCTGGATTATTAGTACCATCTAGCAAAATCCCTAACGCGAGATCTCCCCGTGAGTCAATGGTACCGTCGTTAAGTAAATCGAATATTCTTCCTCTTCTTCCTTCGAACGTGTTTTCGCTGAAGGTCTGGGGATCATTTGTCCCAGTAAGTCCTGCCCTCATATCAACGCTGTCTTTCTGAGTTTCAGATCTGTTAACAATTACTTTTAGAGCGCCAGTTGTTCCCATAGAAGAAGTAACAAAAGACCTTTTAGGATGCAACTGTATAGAATTACTGCTAATATTGCCCGGACCTAATTTAACAAACGACATATAACGCCTTCCTTTTTAAAATTAAAAATCGAGGCGGACTCTTACTGTTAAATCTTTCTCGTCGTTTTTCTCAATTGGTCTCGAGACTTTTCCTACGGCCAATAAATCCATATTTGGACCATACAATCCAACAGAAGTTATAAAAGTAAAAGATCTTTCAGTTGCATCAGTAGAATCTTCAATGACATTTAGATTGTTTGATGTATCGACAAAAGTTGGGTTTGAAGAATAGTTAAATTCTCCGGGCGACGCACGACAAAAATATATCGTTGATTGAATTTGAGTCTGGTTCTGAAATGCAGCTGATGTCAATGTCCCAGAAGAAAATCTAGTTGTAGAAAAGTGATCTAGTATATTATCGATTGATGCGGACACTAGGAAGTCTGGTGAGAATGATGCCGAAATATTTCCATTACATGAAGAGTCTCCAATAACAGCTGTGCCTTTTGCAATCGTTCCTAATGATGTCATAACTCCTGCGCCGGCTCCTTTAGATTTATCAGATGCATGAGTGAACGATGTGTCATTCATTGCGTCGACAAGACCATATACTGGCTGCTTATTCCATGTTATTTTATCGATATCTAATACAACAATGCCGGTATCATAAAACATTAGTCCTACGTCTCGTGTTGTATCACTAGCCATCTTCAATCTAGCTACTGTACCGGCTACTGTCATTCGTGAATTAGAGTTAGCGCCGACATCAGCAAATATTTCTACCCCTTGTTCTGAGGTGTAAGCTATTCCAGCATTACCTATATTTGCTGATCCCGTAACTTCACCAGCTGTCGCTACGTTATGTGTGCCGAGTTCATTAACACCGTCGATAAACCTTTCTTGAGACTGTCCCCCTAAAGAAGCAGAAGTATAGAATCTCATTGCGAATGTTTCTTTTCTAACTTTATCTCGGGCGAAAAGCCTTTTTACATTTAAGAATACAGCAGAGTTAATTCGATTTGCATCAGTAGTTACTAAACCGTTGTTTCTAGGATATGAAGTTTCGCCTAAATAAAACGCATGATCTGCGTTGCCTAAAAGATAAGAAGAATATTGACGGTATACGTCGACTTTTTCTCTCATCATTAAGCTCTGAGATGCAAACAAAAGTTTTCCAGATGTATCGATTGAATACCCTGGTGCTTCTGATACGATATTTGTTACAGCTGAATTGTGAAATAGCCCAACTGACATGTCGAAAATTGGATTTGCTGTTTGCAAACTATAATCTTGATCATATACAGTCTGATATAATGAAGATGTTACTCCTGGACCGATGCCTCCAGTAACGAAAACTTGATATTTTCTTCTAGTAGCTGAACCCGATATATCTTCTTGGATTACGTCGATTAACTGATTTAACGACGATGCCGGCTGCGTGAAATCTGCCGGCGAGAATGACTTGAACTGTGCCATGAAAAAAACTCCTTAATACTGTACTGTTAGTTCGAATGTAGTTGATACTCCGGTAGAAATACCGTCGACTTTAACGATGGTAACAACCTGGTTATTCGAATTTTGAAATGCTGTTAAATTACTTCCTTGAGATACCGTGCGAAACACTGCCCTTAAAGATGAAAGCTGAGTTCCTGTTCCAGTAGAAGTTGCCGGCATGTCGTATACTATGTTTGTACTGAACGGTACTGACCTAGGTGTAATAGATCCAGCGTTCAGGCTAATAAACCTAGAATCGATTGTCACTCTATACTGTGTCTCTCTTAGTATAGACTGAACTATGTTTGACACGTTCGATGGAATTGTTTGATTTATTGTAGTTTCAGCAAGATTTGAGCCGGCGACATTAGATAAAGATGTGGTTGAATCAGATGTTATAGCAAGTGTTGGAAAAACTGTTAGCGTTGGATCTGATAGGGTTATTAATGGATACTTTAATCCTAAAGCCCCTATAGTCTGTGCTTCGAAAACAGGAGTGTTCTTTTCGATTTTTTCTTTTCCTACTGTTCGGCCGAACTTTTTTATCAAAGTATAATCTACTTCGTCGTCGCCAAAACCGTAATGTACGATCCTGAATGTACCGTTGTTTCTTGCTAGCAACTCTCTGCCTTTATCGGTTAAAACAGCATCGATGATGATGTTATTAGTGCTGTGATCTAAGAATCCGATGGGACACCTCCTGAGGCATATTGCCACTTGTGTTTTTTATGAGTTTTTCTATACTATCTAATTATATCATTTAATTGGAATTCGGTAAAAATATATCTAGAATATTGCCAGATTGTGTGTTTGTGTTTATTATCTGCAACCTATATGATGGACTGCTTGGCGTACCGTTTGTTGTCGGACCTTTGTGGTTTGTTATTGGGAATCCAACATTATCATCAGCAGACGTACTAATATCAGTTACGTCCGGTTTGTAAAATATAGACATTTTTTTAACATTCGACGCTTTAATAGCATCTAAAAATATCTTATCAGACATCATGAAATTTGGATATTGTTTTGGTGCGCCTTTAAAAGATACAAATTCTACGACAATAACGTTACGATAAGAATCTAATCTAACCTTATATTGTGGAGATAAATTAGAAGAATTCCCATGCGCATCGATAACGCACATAGCAAATATCTGTTCAGAGTCTGGCTCTATATTCACAGCGTAATTACTAACAGGGTAATTATATGATGTCACTAATCCGCCAACATTTTCTATTGTTTTAAAAGGCTCGATTCCGTCATAAAACATCAACATTCTTTTCAATTTAAAAGGTGTGTTCGTATTTGGCCTGGAAAACACCTGATATCCTTTAATATCGCCTATAGGGCCGCCGCTGTCGTTTATTTGACCCATTGGCATTCCCCATCGCATGTTAAGCTTTACACCGTCCCAATCAAACTGAATTGCCTCGATTGGCGGAGGAGGGACGGTTTCTATTGCAGAAATTTCGGCTGTTTTAGACTGAGTGCCTATTATTAAAATGTTCTCTGCATCGTCTCCTTCGTATTCTTTATACCTTAGAATACACAATGGATGAATATTATATTTATATTTTGCTCCGTATTTAACGTTATAATCTTTAAATTCAGACTCTGTTCTATTAACAATTGCAATTGAAGGCTTGGCTATGGAAACCCCGGAAGTTATGTCATGCTTAAAAATTATATATCCAATTACCGATATCCCTTGTAGATCTCCGTTAACTGGGTCATCGTTTAAAACGATTGGATCTACCAACATATTATATTCATCTAAATTAAACAATAACGGTGAAACAACTTTTCTTTGCCTAACTTGCGCTACTTTTAAAGTGTCTAGATCTTGAGAGAAATTTACACCATGGATAGAAAAAGGATTTAATGCCGCGGCTTCTCCTATATCGTATACGAAATCAGTTGCAACAAACGTTTGCAACGAAGCTTTAGAAATTGTATCTGCTGACTCTATAGTAGGTCTGGCTGTTGATGTGTTTAAATATGTCGGGACAGGCAGAGCTATGTCTGGTAGCAGTTTATTAAATAATTCTACGTTTGCTGGACTAGATGCGCCACTGAAGAATGCGTCGACGGTATTCGTTGCAGTACCTCCTGATGCGTTTTGGACGAAATTCTGCATTGTTAATATTTCACTAGTTAATTTTGTATAACCGTTAGACTGTAGCATTAATTCAGAAGTTATTTTTAAAAGATTTTCTTCACTTAAAATATCATTTATGCGATTTGTTAATAGAGGCCCCATGGTATCATCAGAAGCCATAGTGTTAATTTCGTCGAATTCTAACTTTATATATCTAGGATCTCCATACTTTGTTTTAAAACTATTGGCTGTATACACGTTTTGGTTATATTCATCTGTCGTTTCGTCTTTAGTGAAATATCTATATACAAAACTTGCCCTAAGCATTTTAGGATCTGGTAAATTTAACGAGTATATAGGACTAGATGGAACTGCTGTAATGGCTGTACTGTTGTCTTCGGTATCCTCCGGATCAACTATATCTCCGGCAGTTGTGATATCCAAACGTGTTGCCGTTTGAGCTCCACCCGATGTATAGATGTCGATTGGATCTTCATCTTCTTCCGATTCAATATCTGGAGCTGTATCTTCCGTTTCTTGTTCGTAGTCCGGGCGAGGAACATCTGATTGCCCCGCTTCTGGAACTATAGGTGAATTTACAACCGAATAGTCGTCTTCGGAATTTCCAGAACTTAAGATTGGCAATTCAGAATCGCTATCTTCGTCAAACGCTTTGGATAGAGCTCTGTTTTCTAAACTATTCTCTTGGACTGGTAACTGGCTAGTGGGTGCAAGCCGTCTGTTGCCGAAGTCTCCGTTGTTAGTACCGCCTTGTTGCATAAGTTAACTATCCTTTGGTTGCAGAGTTGTACATTCAATATATATCTGAACGTTAAAATCGTTGTTAATAGAATTACTGTCTGCTGATTCGTTTAAATCAAATACATAATTATCATTATCGAGTGGTAATAAACTGGATGTACCAACCTCGTGCAACGCCGTGAGTGGTATTGATAGTTCTCCAAGATGGGTATAAAAAGAAAACACTCGGTCAAACACGTTTGGAGATAAAACCTTTGTTGTCATTTGGTCAGCTGAAAACAATCTAGATTGGGTTATAGAAATAAAGTTTGTATATGTTTCGTATGCTGCAGCAATATTGTTACTGCTACTTTTTGCAAGATATTCGTGAAATGGTATTATCTTACCATCTTTAACAAAATTCTCTGCGTTTGTAGCGGAAGTATAATCTAAAATCAAATCTAAATTATCATTCGCGAGCTCGTCTAGATACAATATGTTTGATTCTTTGTTAACGCTAAAGCTTGCCTCATCTACATTAAGACCGGCATATACGTTTAAATAAGTCTTAACTGCGAAATCGTCAAAATGATTTCGCATTATCTGGCGAGCCAAGTCCTCAGAACCGAGTCCGGAATCATTTTGCACGGTTTCTATGATCCCTTTGAGCATTGTCTCTATTGTTGATGCAGCTGCAACTTTATATTTGTATGTATCTTTATCTATATACCCGTACTCTACTGTTTCAAATGCGGTACTTCCAATTTCAACGCTGGCAACTGAAGCGTTGTTAATAAACAGTGCCGGCCAATAATATCTCTTTATATCGTTGAATTGAATATTCCCTATCACAGATGTTGTTTTTTGATTAATTTTAATCAGCCGATTAACGATTGGGTAATTTTCTGAATTGGTTTCTGACACTTGACTGTCAATATACCCGGCTGGGATTCCGATTGTTAATATTTTGCCTTCGTTTGGTTTTGCAACCCCAACATTGTCTGTGTGCTTTCCCACGACAGATGGAATAAGGGCATTATCGATATACTCTGTTATAATATTAGCATATCCTGTACTTAACGTTGAATTTGACGGCAGATATCCGGAGTATGCTCTAGGACGCTCTTCTGATGCTATATATTCTCTTAAGATAGTCTGCCTTAAAGATGAGTATTCGACAACCTCTGCCATTTCTATACCTGGCAACTTTGCGATATCAAAAAGCACATCGGAATTTGGTATTTCACCCACAAGAGATATATCTGTTTTTATATTTTTAAATTTATCTATTATACTATCTAGAAACTGAATTATTCTTCTTGCATCTTCTCTTTGATATATACTATATGTGATCATACTACCCATAACCCCTCGAAGCGGAGGCGATTCGAATGCGTTTTTAGGCACCTCTGCATCATCGATCCATGTGTATGGAACAAAATCATCAGTGTTTGCTAAAAAACTATATCTATTTGCAGCTTTTTCTATAAAAGATCCGAAAGTCTCACCGGAAGTGGCTAGCCAACTAACTAGAACATCTGGAGTTCCCTCGGATATGATTTCTTTGGCATATGATGGAACTAATTGGTTTAATACAAAATCGCTAGTATCTAATTTGTATCCAGCACTTTGCCATTTTCCATATTGACACGCCCATCTTGTTGGCCCCTTTGAAGGATCGACATTTTCCACAATTGGCAAAAACACTTTTGCAATTTCTGCCGAAATGAACGGTGTATTGTACCGCACACCAATGTAGAGTTTTCCTGTACCAAAATGATCTTTGCTAGCGTAGTGGCCATCGATTGGCCACGGGAATGAAGACACTACCTTCTGTGAAATTTCGCTAGCGATTGTTAACACAAGAGCTCTAATTTGCAAATGATGATAATTGCCATTAATGGTATATGTATCTGGGTTATTCTGCCATGGTTCGATTGATTTGTATATATTACTTGAAAACGGAGAACTATATATTTCATTTGCAATACCAGCTGCTACCGAATCTGTATACGCCCCTGGACTTGTACTAGCGTACCCAGCGTCGTTTGCTAGCACCGCAATATCATAATATATGTTTTTTTCTATTTCGGAAAGCAAACAGTTAACAATCGAAAGTGCGTTTTTGATAATGTCTGTAGCCTCGCCAGGATTGATATTTTTGGAAAGCCCCGGATTGCCTGAAATAATTGATAATAATCTATTTTGCAAAGTATCTGCCCCATCCCCTTGTTGGATTGGGACAGCGACCTGTGTTGTCTGATATGCAAAAAACCAAAAAACTTCTTCATCGTTAAAAAGCGATATTTGTGACAACAACCAAAAAGCGTATATTGCTTTCTTCGTATTGTATGAATCAACTCCGGCTCTTGTTGTGTCTGCAGCTATTTCTTCGGGATTGCTTGTGGCGATGATGGATGCTGACCCGTACTGTTTCCCCACTGGCTGATCACCCGGGTTTGGATTTTCAAATTCAACATCCCACCCTGTAAAGGAGGGACTGGGTATCATAAATGAAATGCTGCCGCCGGCAGCATTTCCCCATGGCTTGGGAGACCATGCACTTAAATTACCAGAAGACCATGAATAAAGCGCTCTTAATACTTCGTTTATCACTATTTGCGAGTTGCCTTTAGACGTGTAAGACGATATTTTTGATTTTGCTGCTTCATGAATAGCCGAATATTTTTCGTTCCACTCGTCTAAACCCTCAAATTTTAATGGTCTGTCTTCGAATATATTGGCTATATTTGGATCGATCCATTTTTCGACACCAGATATTAGCCTTTTTTCGGATGTTTCCGAATATATCCCCGGATTGGCAAAAGGCATAATCGATTGCCCTGCTGTATTGAACTTTAATATTTGAGCTAGTTTCTTAGAATTATCTAATAGACCAATTTGTTCTTGCGTAATAGCATCACCTATCTCCTGCGACAACAAATTCTCAGTATTAAAAGTTAAAAGCGCTTCTGCATCCGATAAAGGTGAATTAGCTATAGCATAAGAGCTAAAAAGCTCTGCATATAGAAGTTGAGCTACATGAGCAGTCATTGCGTCTGAATTGCCAGCAAATCGCGATTTTATAGTTTCTAGCCCATCGATCAATTTCTGATTTTCGGAAAGTGTAAAACTATATAGTTTGTTCTGATCATATTCCCCAGCATTAACACCATTGTACCCTAGATTTTGGTTCTGAGATTCAGGTTCGGTGCCGGTGATGGTGTTACCGGTGCCGGAAAAAAGGTTGTTGGCGGCGTCGGTGGGGGCGCTGAGAGTGTTTTCAGCTTGACTGCTGTTGAAGTCTAATATTTGCATCAGGTCGGTCAAGCCCGGGGCATTGGATGCAGAAGAACCGACTTCTTCGTTGTTTGAGAGCTCTCTAGGATTATTAGAGCTGCCATTGACTTTCGAAAGTCCTGATTTTGATTGTTTAACACCGTTAATAAAATGATATAAAAACCAGCCCCCCGTAGAATTTGGAGATGTTGATAAGTCGTTATACATATTTCTAACGGCTCGATTTAAATCTAATTCTTCGCCATATCCTAGGTATCCTAACCCATAAGAATTATAATCTTTCAATGTATCTATAAAAGATTGTTTATAAACATCCACTTGTTTTATAAAATCAATGGCTTGATATAATTTCAGCACTTTTTGTTGATTTGTGTCTATTAACTCTGAATATAGATCCGGGTTGTTTAAAACAATATTATTAACAAAATCTATGACTTTATCTTGCTTTAAAATGTTAAATGTTAACGATGATTGTATCACATTCAATGCAGCGCTGTTAGTACTAGAGTTGGGAGCTCCAGCAGCTAAAGGAGCTGTCTCCTGATATGTTGTTTGCATTAATATTTTCGGTCTATTTGTTGCAATCCCTAATTTACTAAGTGGCGCTGCAGGAGAAAGTGGGATTAAACTATCGTTATCAGCCATATGGCTTTGATGAACAAAACTTGTTGAATCGATATTGACAGATGTGCTATTTAGCATCCCCAAAGCTGGATTTGATGATATGTCTATTGAAAGGTGTAGATTGTCTGGATCTTCGAAAGAAGTAGATTGCTCTGTACTATTTTCCCCAGCAGATAATCCAGCAGCTTCTTCAGCAGCTTCTGCAGCTTTTCTTCTGAGACGATCGAAAAGGCTCTCTATTCCGGAAGATTCAGGTTTATTGCTTTCCGGATTTGGTGTTAAAGCATTGTCAACGGTTTCTGTATCTCGAGCTTCTATTTGCGTCGGGCTTTCATACCCCATTGAATATGCATCTAGATCTTCTTCATTCAGATCTACTATTATATAGCCGTAGCCGTGCTTTTTTATGAAGTCTCCTGCATCCTGTGGAGCTGACTGTACAAAAGAAATATGGTATGACATGTCTAATTCTAACGCAGTCATGAAGAACGATAAATTTTCAGCGGTGGCCGTTTCCCCTGGGATAATATCGGATGCGTTTTCTTGAATGACCCTCACCATAGAGTCGACTACTTTATTCGGGTCTATTTTATCTGATATGTTTTGCAGCTGCAGATGTATCCCCTCTAAGCTTAGCCACGAATTTAATGATGAGTCTTGAGCTTGGGGCGCATTTTCTCTACCGTTGTTAGACATAATACTAACAATCCTCTTTTATATTTTTTCTTATGATTATCATATACTTTTATCTCAATTTACTGTTTTTTATTTTATCTGATGACAATTTATTTGAATTGTTTCGAGGTTTTTCTATATAATTATATGTTTTTAAATCTAGTTCTAACGAAATTGTATTAAAAATTCTTTCCATAGCATAATTTCTACCAATAAGAGCATACTTTATTTTGTTTGCTGCAATAGCCGGTGCGATAGTATCTATGTAATAAAATTTCCCACTTGATAATTTGTGTTTTCCTAAAGACGTCCAAGAACCATTTGAAGAATTAGCATATAACAATTCTACATGATCCATTTCATTATATGCGGTTTTAGGTATAGTAGCTTCAATTATAACGTATGCTGCTGACTTGCCTTGCGCGCCTAATTTGCATTTTAAATTAAACGGACTTGTTACGGTATTGGTTTCTCCGGGCATGGTCAGAATGACTGCTTTGTTTGTCAACGATTCAACTTTCATTTTGTGTTTTGACTCTCCTAACTTTGGAATTATTCCAAAATCTTTTGAAAGTGGTGAATCGTATATGTAAGGATGATAAGAATACCCAACTTTTCCATCTGTAAATTCATTTGGAACAGTTAACTTTACAGGGTTTTGCAAAAATGAAAGTTCGTTAGATAACAAGTAATACCCAACTCTCAACTCGTATGTATAATCTACGCCAGGTCTTATTCTCGTTAATCCATATCTAGATGAAAAGTCGCTGTCGATAACAAATTTCCCAGATACAGAGAGCTCTTCAGTTAATTCTACTGGGATATCACTCACATTCTTTGATGGGTTAATCACAAAAGTATCGATTATCCTGGATTCTTCTCGAGCTCTAGAAGAATGCCTAACCAATTGCAATAAGCCTATCTTTTTTTGTTGTCGACACGCTTCGAATATACTATCCTCTGGATTGTTTAAATCGTCTGTTGCTAGTGGGATCCAAAGATCTGGAATAAATACAGAAAACTTGATTTCATGTACATTGTTAATACTATTTATACTGCTTTTTCTAAATATAATTCCGGAGATATCTTTTTCAAACACTCTTGAAATTTTATTTCCAACGTGACTTTCTAAGCCCCATTTATCGATAGTGAAAAAGTCGTGTTGATAAACCGAATTAACTAAGGCTATAGATTTATCGATATAATCAACATAATACTCTGACTTTCCTGTACCGTCGGGCAATGTTATATTAATCGCTGAAAGTCTTATTTTTTCTCCAGACAATAAATTTTCTCTAATAGCATATAATTTCGAAGCGTTTCTAGGATAATTGTATATTTTAAATTCTAGTGCCTCTCCTGACGTCCCTCCTCGCGAAACTTGATATGAATTAATATTAGCGGTTGTTGGCGCATTAATGCCTTGGTGGACGTATGTTTGAGACCAACACATATTTTTGCCTTCGACACGGGGAACAACGTTAAACATCAAACCAGATGAGGAATCTACTGCGAGTTTGATGGCCGGTGTTGATTTGCTATTAAACACCCCTAACGACTGATATCGATCTTTCTCGGGAGCTGCCGATAACCTTCGAACGAACAACTGAAATTCTGTTATTGAATTACTAAATTTGCTGCTTACGTGTACATAAAATCCGGCGCTGTTTTCTGACATTGTTATATTAAAGATTGGTTTTTTTCTAGTTAGAATTTTCCATACCGATAAATATTTAGGATTGTTGCTTTGGTGGAGCGATTGTTCTACTTTTGCTGCTGACTTCCCAACAGTCCCTATGGTTTTGCCGTTTTTGTTTTTTAAATTAATCTTTATTGTTTCGTTTTTCGATACCTTTATTATAGAAGTTATAACAGTTTTTTTAGGAACTATTTTTTGCTTCACAAATTTAACTAATGGAGTGAATAAATTTTTACTAATCTTTGGTGAATCAGCTGAGAATATTCCTGACGATAGATTGCTTTTTTGTGATAACTTTGATGCCTGAGCATCATATGAAACTTTTTTTGCGAGTACCTTTCCGAAATCAACCTGCAATATTGGCAACGGTTTAAACGTTTTCTCCGAGTATGTTGGCGTCTCTCTTATTATTTCGTCTTTAATTTGTTCTGACTTAGACTTGCCTAAATCTCCATGCCCTATAGACATTTTAGGATCGATACTAGCCATTTTTCTAGTCTTATTATCAAAAGATGACTTTACAGTGTCTTTAACAATTTTAGATATATTTGCTTGATCTTTTTTCATGTTGTTAGCGCGAGGTTTTGCAACAGTTACAATCTCTATTTCGTTAATATCTTCATTTATTAATTCCGCCATGTTTGATTCAATACTTATTACGTACTCTACCATATTCGTGGCTGGGTTTAAACCTCGAGCGACAGGCTGAACGTCAACGCTAGCATTGCTTGTTTTAGGAATAACGTTTTTGTTTTTAAATATTGACATGATTTACTCAAATAATATAGACATAAGTCTTATAAATTTTGGATTGTTATGATCGTCTCTATACATTTTCCCTAGATGGTATATAGAACCTAAGAATTGCCCGGTATCATCGAAATAAGATCCATAATCTACCATGGCTAATTTGTTAACCTCATTTTCTTTTGGCTCGAAGCATTGAAGAACAAGATTTGTTATTTGATCTGATGACTCTATATTTACCGTACGAACTTGAGAATTGACGCCTAAACTGTTTTTTAAACTTGCAAATGTTTTTGTTGGCTCATAATTTAGCTTAACATATGTTGCCAATGGCTGAACTACGTTGTTTGATTCGTATATTGGCGCCATGTATCTAAATTGTGGCTGGGAATTTGTTGTTTCGTGTGCCCATATTGCGGATATATTTTCGATTTGTCGGGTAGCCTTTTTTACAGGTTCAAAACTAACTTCATATTTGCTTAAATTAAAATACTCTTTTAAGACACGAGGATTGGTTGATCCTATAATCTGCAAATGGTCGATATGATCTATAGCTGTTTGTATAATGTCGGCTGATGAACTGTATATATCAACAGCGCCTGATAAAAATGTTGCTGCAACGTTAGCATCATCGTTAGCAACCGAACCGTTAACGACGCTTTTCCCGGATGAAGTATCCATAGAAATAGAGTTTTTACTATTAATCTCTGGAATAATAGTGTCTGTGTTGCTTGAATAAGCCTCAAACATTATTCTAGAGCCAGCATCATCAGCAACCCCGGTGCCGTCATCTCTATAGAACATGCCATGATCTGAAAAGCTGGCGAATTCTATTTTAAACGTACCATCGGCTATTTGCCGGCGACCATTGTTTGTGATTAACACATCCATGATTCTTTGTTTGCTATTTAAAATCCCTGCCATATTATAAACTCCTAACCTAATTATGCCTTAAACTAGAATTTAGATAGATGCGTTTGAATATATAACATTAAGATTTTTTTATATATTCGTTATTCCCTTCTATCTAACTGCTTATATAGGCCTTACGAACTTTATCCAGCCCCTAAACTGTTTGCCATACTCTCGATTAATTAGCTTTTTTTTCCTTATCTATTAAATCATCGATTCTTTCGGCGAACTGTGATAGATAATCTATTTTATCTTTAAGCCTATGAACTTGTTCTTTTAAACTTTCGCAATACTCTACTGAACAAGATACCACCTCTTGTAACCCTGAAGCCAATATAGCGATTCTTTCGTCGATAGAGCTAGAAGCGTTTGCTGCAACTATTTTTTCTCTAATAAGATTAGTAGTTCTAGATGACAACTCAGCCGTTGCTGTGACTCCATCATTAGCTAACAAAAGCTCGGCCTTTAAACCGACTATTTCTTTTTCAAATTCTAATTTTATAATTGACATATACAACATTCCCATCTAAACTATACGCTCTTTTAATAATAAATAAAAGTCTATATAGTGTAAACGCTAATATACAATAAATATATATATTTTATACTAGAAGATAAATTATATACTATCTTTTAAGATTCTTTAGAATTAACCGGAGCTTCTTCGGCTTCTTCTATTTTCATATATTTAGAAAATGTATACCATAAAAAAGTATATTTTAAAAGCTCTTTAAATTCTGCCTCTCTCGTTTCTGGTTCTCCAGAAAATGATTTGCTTAGTGCGGTAATATATGTAACACTTTTAGTTTTAGGATTCTTACCAGACTTTTCATAACGAGCTTGCTTCATGTATTGCTTTCCAAAAAGCTTAAACTTACCCGTTGCTCCCTCTTCGCAATACAAAAAAGAAGTATCTTTAAGAACTACGAATAACAATGATACCCAAACTTTAATAATAGCGAAAATAACTCTAATTTTATTGAACATGTTTTCTCCTGAATTGTATATTACCGGCAATAATCTAAAAGTTAATTTTTTAAACTGCCGGGAGATATAAATAAAAAAAATCCCCCTCCGAAGAGAGGGACAAAACTAAGGTTAGTTTTATTTTTTAAGCTTAACTCATAGAAACGAGTATCTGAAGATCGTCACCAGCTTCTATCAATGCACTAGAAAAGTGAATTTCCATAGCACCAGATGCAATACCACCTGTTGAAGAAATATCGTAGTCTCCGGATCCGGAACCCAACGTTGGAGGTGTAAGAAGAACACCATTCATGAATACCATGATCTTTGAGTAATCTTTACTACCGTTCACGTAAAATTCTGAAAGACTTTTCGGAAGTCCAGAAGATATCATAGTTGTTCCTGCAGGAGCTGTTGGATGAGCTCCGCCGGCACCAAAGTGCATGATGGTGCTATAACCAGCAGCAACTTGATTTGCAACAACTTCACGCGAGATCTGAAAGTTCATTGCACGACCTGTACCGTCCAGCTTCGCAAACAATGTTGCATCTGCAGCAATACGAGCAGCCTCTTCATTGGACATTGCCAATTCAGCAGCAGCTTGGTTAGCATCAACATCAGACTGAATCGCATTACGAGCAACAAGATCAGCAGCATCTTTGACTTCTGCAGCTAATTCGTTAGCATCAACATCAGCTTGAATCGCAGCACGAGCAGTTGCAGCAGCGCCATCGTCAGCACCGTGTTGTGCAACGATTGCGTTACGTGCAGCAAGACTTAATGCAGCAGCGGCTGTATCAGCAGCTTTGTAATCAGCATCCATTGCAGCTAAAGATGCATCAGCATCAGCTTCGTTAGCATCAACATCAGACTGAATAGCAGCACGAGCAGTTGCAGCAGCACCATCATCAAGACCATGTTGTGCAACGATTGCAGCACGAGCAGTTGCAGCAGAAGCGAAAGAAGCTAGAGAAGAAACTTCGTTAGCATCGACATCAGACTGAATCGCATTACGAGCAGTTGCAGCAGAAGCGAAAGAAGCATCAGCAGCTAATTCGTTAGCGTCAACATCATTCTGAATAGAAGCACGAGCAGATGAAGCAGCAGCGAAAGATCCTAGAGAAGAAACTTCGTTAGCATCAACATCAGCCTGAACAACAGCACGAGCATCTGCATTAGTAGTTGCAGCAGAAGAATCTGCAGCAGCAAATTCACTTCTGATAGCAGTACGATCACCAGCAGCAGCACCATCATCAGCGCCATGTTGAGCGATGATTGCGTTACGACCAGCCAAGTTAGCACTTGCAGCAGCAGTATCAGCAGCAGCAAATTCAGTTCTTACAGCAGCACGATCAGTTGCAGCAGCAGTAATATCACCATTTGTAGCAAGAATTTCTGCATTCAAGTTACCAATAACAACAGCAAGTGCATCATCATTAACTGTATCAACAGAGTTGATTAAAGTAACGATTTCAGCAAATGAATCTTTGTCAGCAGAAGATGCTAATAAGATTGCATCAATGCGGCCTTCTTCAGTTTCAACTTTTGCATCAGCAGTTGCTTTTGCAGATACTAACAAAGCGTCAGCAGCAGATTTTGCAGTAATGATTGCAGCTTCAGCAAGAGACAAATCACTAGCTTGTTTAGCAACCTGAGCAGCCAATGCAATATCGTTAGATGCTTCATAAGCAGCTTCTTTAGCTACCTGTGCAGCAAGACCAGAAGTCAATACACCTTCAGCAGCACGAGCAGCAGTTGCTTCAGCAGCGATTGCAAGGTCAGCATCAGCTTCGTTAGCGTCAACATCAGCTTGAATTCCAGCTTCAGCAGCAAGACGAGCAACCAATTCAGCAGCAACAGCAGCATCCGCAACACTTTTTGCAGAAAGAATTGAAGCATCACGTGCAGATTCGTTAGCAATACGAGCATCACCAGCAAATGTACGTTCAGCAGCATCACCAGCAGCGCGCGCAACCAATTCAGCAGCTAGACCGTTCGTAAGAACAAGCTCAGCAGCACGAGCAGCCAATGCTTCAGCAGACAAATTTGCAGTCAAAGTTGCATCAGCAGCTTTGTATGCAAGATCCATTGCAGCTCTTTCGCTTTCTTGCTTAACTTCTTGAGCAGTAAGATCCATACCGATTCCACCGGTGAAAGTATCTTGAGCAGCATCTATTAAAGCTTGAGCAGTTTCACTTGCAGTAATAAGGCTGACTGTTACGAGTGCCGCAGCAGTATCAGCAGCTTTGTATGCAAGATCCATTGCAGCAAGAGCAGCATCAGAATCAGCTTCATTTTGATCAACATCAGCTTGAAGAGCATTACGACCAGCTAAAGAGGCTGCAGCTTCGAATGAATCAGCGCTCATACGATTGCTTGTTTCAGCAGCAAGAGCAGCATCAGCAGCTAATTTAGCAGCAGCAATTTCAGAAGTTCTTGTAGATTCGTTACCAGCACGAGCAGCAGCTGCTTGTGATTCAACAGTTGCTATTGCAAAGTCGACAGAGTTAAAATCGATAATGATTCCGGAAGCATCAACTTTAGTTGTTCCAGCATTAGATCCAGTAACAACAGAATTCAATTCTATCTGTTTGAGTTGGATTTTTGATTTTTGTGACATATTAATTTCTCCATAGAAATTTAGTTTAGTTTATTCTTACGAAATGCAAGAATAATCAACATATAACTTAAACAAAACTTAACTTAAGAATGCCTATAAGTCCTAAGACTTTAAGCGCTTTTATTAATATTTGAAAGCAATTTAAATATGAAATATGAAACTGATCCGCTCAGATGCGATATCTATATATATTTTAAAACTAACTTTCTCGATTTTCAACTTGTATACCAATAAGTATGCCAGATTATTTTAATTCCTATATAAAATTTTCTTTAAATTTCTTACGTGATTATCATAAACGGCGCATTGAGAAGACGCGAATTCTATAGCGTATTTTATCCCCATGGATTGTGGGTCATCAAATTCGAACATAAACTGTCCAGATGGCTCCCTAAATGCGTTTGACAATACCATTCCCTTCATCATTAAAAATGCGGCTATTGATAAATCTGATGTTTTATATTTTTCAACTTCTGCTGTCACGTTTTTATCCTCCTATAAATAGATACCTTGAATATTTGCTTTGGCCTATTCTGATATAAGTATTCCTTAAATATGCGTTTAAAACTTCAATTATAACAAATTAAAATATAATCACTTGAACCATATCATTCTGCTCTAAAACTGAGTTAAACAATATTGAGCCTGTCGACTGTAACACATAATCGTATGCGGATCCGGTTCTTAAAGATTGACCGTTTAAAAAAACATCAATTCGATCTGGATTGTAATTAACTGATGAAAAGTCCATAGAATGACAGTCATATGGCTGTGCGATTGCGTGCGAACCGGTGATATCAAAAAACTTTTTTGACCTGTTCGTGGATATTGCAATTTCTTGTGGATTAGCCGTTGAAATACTAATACCATCGGCGGCCCTTAATACTCTTTGGTTTGCATGCGATGTCTCTGAACCGAATGTTACAAATTGCATTGTTGTAAAATCAACCATTGTTGGATCTTTAAGCTTAGATATTACAGCGCTAATATGATCCGACGAATCTAGTCCGAAAGAAAACCTTACACTTGATGATGCAATTATAGAATAGTCAGCCGCTGACGAAGCAACATCAGATGATGATCCAGAAAGCAGCAATTGGCCGTTAAGATAAACGTCGATTAGATTACTATCATATGAAACGTCTGAAAAGTCTGAACCGTGCACAGAGAAGTCAGTATTAGTAGGGTGCGACGATGTTACGAAATATCCTTTCTTATTACGCGCTGAAACAGCTGTGAGATCTGCGGAAATTTTAAATTGATTTGACCCGGTTGTTATTTTTATACCAGGCCCTGCTTCAATTAATTTTGCATTTGGAGTCGATCCAGACAATTCAGATACAAGATATTGTACGTCTGCATCTCCTGTACCAGCTTGCTCTAAAGCTGTTATTGTTATTGACCCGTCGCTACCAGATACTATAGAAATATTATTTCCCTGCCGTATATATGAAGATCCATCAGATAACTGTGTTAACGATCCGGATAGGGCGGGAGCCGTAACGGTACCGGTAAATCTAGATCCAGTAATCGTTGCTATAATCGAATTATCAACTGTCAATTCTGAAGTGTCGATTAAAAGTCCGCCGCTAGGTTTAAGATCTAGACGAAGCATTGTCCCAGCAAGATCTAAGCCATCCCCTGCAGTATAAGTTGTGTTAGTATCAGTATAATTTGAAGTGTGGATTGTACTATTGCTGGTCTGAGTCCAGTCAATATGCTCAGCAGATGAGTAACTTGATAACTGATTGTGATTAAAGTCTGATGAAATATAGGTAGTATCGGTATCAGAAGAAGATATTGTAATATGCCCTGCTGAAGATGAAACTATAGTAATATTTTCCCCTTCACGGAGATACGATGTTCCATCCTGCAGGCGTGTTAACGACCCCGATAATGCTGGAGCTGATACCACTCCAGAAAAGTCTGAGCCTGTAAGTGTTGCTACAATCGAATTATCAATATCTAATTCTGCGGAAGTTATTGTAAGACCAGATCCGGATTTTAAATCTAATTCGAATTCTGTCCCACTTAATTCTAAACCGGCTCCGGGGGTATATGTTGTGTTGGTATCAGAATAATTGTCAGCATGAACAGTACCAACACCGGAAATAGTTAGATCTACAGTCGCGGTTGCTCCATCAACAATACCACTCAACTTAGTTTTTAAAACGTTCGTAAAGTTATTTTGAGTTAAGCCGCCGTCTCCGACAGTATATGTGGTATCAATATAATTTGCCGTATGAATTGCTGCAGCGTTAGCTTGTGTCCAATCGATATGCTCGTTAGATACAAAGTTAGTAAGCTGATCATGATCAAAATCTGAAGATGTATACGTAGTATCTGTATCCGTAGCCGTTATAGTAATTGTATCTGACTCTGTACTTGTTGTTATTGAAACGTTAGAGCCAGCAGCCAACGTTAAAGTATCTGTTTGTGAATCAGCTACAATATTGTCTTGGCCAGCAACCGAAAGAGTGCTAAATGCGTTTGTTGCTCCTCCAGTTGATGTAATAGTTATAGCCCCGGAAGACCCAGTAACAATAGTAACGTTTGATCCAGCGATCAAATAAGAACTACCATCAGCTAATCGTGTTAATGAGCCTGTAAGATAGTTTCCTTTCAATAATGAGCCACTAACTGTTGTTGTAGAATGTATCGATCCCGTAACTCCAACATGCCCAGAAAACACCGATCCGGAAAGAGTCGCGACAACTGAATTGTCTACGGATAGAGCTGTTCCACTTAGGCTTAAGCCTGTTTCGGCTGTATAAGTAGTATCTGTGTTAGTATAATTTGACTCATGAATCTGACTGGGAGATGAAGTTGTCCAGTCAATATGCTCGTTTGCCACGAATCCGGATAAGTCGTCATGGACAAAATCTGCCGATTCATATGTTGTATTAGTATCGACAGATGATATCGTAATCGCGCCAGAAGACCCGGATAAGACCGTAATGTTATTTCCTGCACGAATGTAAGAGGAACCGTCAGAAAGATGCGTAAGCGAACCAGATAGAGCCGGGGCTGTGACAGTGCCAGTGAAGGCTGATCCAGTAATAGTTGCAATTATAGAATTATCAACCGACAATTTAGTGGAATCGATTACAAGCCCGGATGCTGGCTTAATATCTAATGCGAACTTTGTTCCGGAAAGATCTATTCCAGCTCCAGAAGTATATGTCGTATCCGTATCAATATAATTTGTAGAATGCATAGTTCCAGCATTCATTTGCGTCCAGTCTATATGCTCGTTTGCTTCAAATCCAGCTAGCTGATTGTGATTAAAATCTGATGATACGTATGTAGTATTAGTGTCTGTTGATTCTATCGTTAAGGTGTTACCAGACATAACAGTAGAAACATTAGTTCCGCCAGCTATTGTTAGAGTGTCTCCAGGCGTCATTGCCCCGAACCCAGAATCACCGGCAATGACAGTATCAGAAACTGCAAATTCTAAGTTTCCGTTATCGTCGTTATACGTTACTGTGATCCCAACCTCTGCGCCATCTATCATGCCGCCGACCATATCTTGAACCTGCTCTATGGTAAGTTGAGTATCAGTGTTAACAGAACCGGGGAGGTTGCTTACAAGCACTTTTTTAGTTGAATTATCTGTTGAGTCTTGAATTACTACGTAATCGCCGGCAGCAGCGGTAGCACCTAGAGCTGAAAGCCCAGAAGCGTCAAGAGCTAAAGAAACTGCCCCTGTATTACTACCTCCTGATAATCCGCTACCAGCAGTAACTGAAGTGATATCGCCATTTCCCTCTGGTAAAGCTGCAGAAATTGTTATTGCGCCAGACGAACCGGTTACTATTTGAACGTTCGAACCTGCTATTATATATGAAGTACCGTCTTGAAGTTTTGTAAGTGATCCGGATAACGCCGGAGCTGATACAGTTCCGGAAAATATCGACCCTGTCAGAGTAGCTACGATTGAATCATTTATCGAAAGTGTGGTTCCAGATAAGTCTAAGCCAGTACTAGCAGTGTAAGTAGTGTCTGTATCCGTGTAATTATCAGAATGAATAGTACCAGCGCCCGACACAGTTAGATCGACTGTGTTTGTTGCGTTAGATGCAATACTATCTAACTTGGCTTTTAAATTATTTGCAAAATTGTTTTGAGTTAACCCTCCGTCTCCAACACTATATGTGGTATCTGTATAATTGCTAGCGTGAATAATACCGGCAGAAGAAGAGGTCCAGTCAATATGTTCAGCAGATACAAAGTTAGTAAGCTGATCATGATCAAAATCCCCGGAGGTGTAAGTTGTGTCTGTGTCTGACGATGTTATTGTAATCGCGCCGGAAGACCCTGTTGCTATCGTAACATTTGGGCCGGCGATGAGATAACTCGAGCCATCTTGAAGATTAGTTAGTGATCCAGTGAGTGCAGGAGCTGATACGGTTCCGGAAAAAGTTGATCCGGTGATTGTTGCGATTATAGAATTATCAACATCTAATTTTGCTGATGTGACTTTAAGACCGGAATCTGTCTTAATATCTATAGCTATTTCTGTGCCCGTTAAATCAAGGCCGGCTCCCGCGGTATAAGTTGTATCTGTATTGGTATAATTTGTCGTGTTGATTGTTCCAGTGTTAGCTTGTGTCCAATCAATATGCTCGTTAGATACGAATCCGGATAAATCATCATGGACAAAATCAGAAGATACGTATGTAGTATCAGTATCTGTAGTGGTTATTGTTAGAGTATCACCAGATATTGTAGTGGTTACGTTAGTTCCGCCAGCTATATTTAATGTGTTCCCAGGAATTATAGCTGTTGAACCAGAATCTCCCGAAATACCTAAAGCTGATACTATAAAATCGATCTCTCCGTTTATGTCATCATATGCAATTGCGATACCGTTTTTTGTTCCACCTAATGCTATAAGATTACCGGCGTAGTCCTCGACCTGCTCCTGAGTAAGGTGTGTATTTGTGTCAATCGATGTAATTGTAATCGTATCAGAATTATTATCTGTTGTTATACTAACGTTAGGCCCGGCCGACAATGTTAAAGTATCTGTGTTATCGTCCGCGATTACGTTATCTTGCCCTTCAACGGATATTGTTTTGAAAACGTTCTGTGCTGCATTAGATGAAATTGTCACAGCGCCTGATGATCCGGTGACTATTGTGATATTATTTCCAGCTATCATGTAACTAGAACCGTCACTCAAATTTGTCAACGACCCGGAAAGTGACGGAGCTGATACTACTCCAGAGAAAACTGACCCAGTGAGTGTAGCGACTATAGAATTGTCGACGGCCAACTGATTAGAATTGATCTTTATTCCGCCAGAAGATTTAAGATTAGCGCTTAAAACAGTACCGTTAAGATTTAGGCCAGCGGCTGTTGTATATGTTGTGTTTGTGTCAGTAGAAGATATTGTAATATAGCCGGCAGATGCCGACGCTATAGAAACATTCTCGCCACCGCGAAGATAGGATGTTCCATCTTGCAATTGTGTTAACGAACCTGATAAAACTGGAGCAGATACCACTCCGGAAAACTGAGATCCTGTAAGAGACGCAAAAATAGAATTATCTACGGCTAATTTGCCGGTGGCTGTTTTTATACCACCATTTGTCTGTATCGCAGTGCTAAAAACATTTCCAGATAAACTAAGTCCATTTCCAGCTGTATATGTTGTATCAGTAGCCGTTGATGCAATTGTTATTGATCCGTTTGAAGCTGACGTTACAGCTATATCATTGCCAGCTACCAGATAAGATGTTCCGTCGCTAAGATTAGTCAACGAGCCAGAAAGAGCGGGAGCTTTTATTGTTCCAGAAAATGTGGATCCTGTAAGCGTTGCGATTATAGAATTGTCGATCCCAATTGAATCAGCACTAACCGATATCCCTGTTCCCGCCCCAATATTAATTGTTGCGACCCCAGCTTCAGATCCGCCTGTAAGTCCAGTTCCGGCAACGATTTCAGTAATATCGCCCTCTGCTGCCGCAGCAACGACCGCATCTAAATATCTTCCTATATATAAATAAGCTTCAACATATTCTGGATTATTTGAATGATCTCCAGACCCAGGAGGATCCTGCTGAAAAAGTATCCCGTTATAATAATCAATTGTCCAATCTCTTGAATCTAATAAAGGAATTTGAGTCCCAGAATTCTTTTCAGCAGTACCGCCATAAAATGGCTTAGCCTCGTACCTAGAACCAAATGACCCGGGAACTAATTGAAGTGCCCCATTCGAACTATATAATACAGAGTTGTTCACGAATAGTCCAGTCGGCCCATGGTTCGAACCAATCTCGTATCCGGATGGTAACTTTAATTTAAATGCGTGACGCCCGACAGCACTATCCGTACCCGCTATAAACTCACATTCAAACCTAACTAATTCAACTTGATAATTTCCAGTACCTGATCTATCATACAAGTTACTAAATGATGGCGATGGTGGTATTGGATCTCCATATATTGTTGAACTTCCTAAGGTTATGTTTGAAGGCAACCCCTCGTTAGCAAGCGACTTATTATTTGACGTGTGCGCCTTGCCAGACAATTTCTTAATTGAAAGATTTATTTTTGTTGAATCACTTAAAGACATAACTTTATAACCAAGAGACGTTTATTTCTGATATACTTCCGGTCCAAGCGCTTGAAGCTAACACCTTTATAATTATATATTCAGCTGAACCAACTGTCTGTGTCCCAAAAGTAACTTCATTTGTAGCGTTCAATGTGGAATCTAATGAACCGACTAAACATCCGGAATTATCAGACACTTCCCCGGAGGAAAAACTAGTTGCTAAATCCATCCAACCGGTACCAGAGGATCCATTACTTGGCAATTTGCAAAACACTTTAATGTTAGAAGAACTCAGATTACTTCCGGAGTTGGAAATTGTTCCAGAACCATTTAATGTTAAATTAAAATTTGTTTTTGATCCGCCGCCATTGTTAACGAACTTTCTAAAATATGTTCGAGTACCAGATACGATATCGCTATAATCCACATTTGATCCAGGACCGTTTAAAATATCTGAAAAATCCCCTCCGTTTACACTCTGGATTGGAGCTATAAGAACCTGGTTGTACACTAATAATCCGTCACTCGATGATAAACTAGCTGTTGAATCCCACGCGGAGTTTGCATTTATGTCCGATTGCTCGTTGTATGCGTGACTTTTCATACGATATGTCTCTCCTCTAAAAGGCTCTGACGTTGGTGTAGCGGTATCGCTCAAACCATATAATAGTATCCCTGAAATTGACTGACTTCCGGCTGATGACAAATTTGGCTTTAAAGGATGCGGTACGTTTGCATTAACTGAAATAGTCCCGTTTAAAATAGGATCTGCTGAAATTGTTGCTGTCGCCCCTGATATCACTAATACTTTTGTTTCGTCTTCTCCGTTGTTATAATTTATACTTGGTATGTTTTGAGACGGAACGGTTGTATTTGTACCGCCGAATGTTATCTGACTAGTAGAATAAACGTTTCTATATACATTCGTGACTGTTAATGAATATGTAGCAGTTCCGCCAGTATGATATTTTACCCCAGAAAGATATTTAATGCCTGTCATAGATAAAGACCCCAATGACCCTCCTGATACAGTCATTGCAATTCCAGCTCCAACGACGTCGTTAACCCATTCAACATAATTACACACTCTATCGATACCGCCTACCGTATGAACTATCCGCATGTAATTCCAACCGTTTCTTTGGTCAGCAGCTAGAATCTTATATCCCCCTTGTCTATGTTGAAATGTAGGAAAATTAGTACCATCAGCAAAATGTCCGGGAGTTGTTGCTGATAGAGTAAACCCTGAACCGTTTGCGTTTAAAGAATTCCCCGCGATGAAAGTGCTTAAATCAGTTTCATGAATTACTGATGAATTGTCATTAACATAAAGCTTTAATGTGCCCTGATTTGCGTCGCCAAACGAATCTGCAACGTAATTTGATCCTTCAGACTGAATGTCTTCGTTCAAAGTACCGTTAATAGTTGTCATAGAACCAAAACACGCAACCCTGACGTCATTCGAAGCGACCATGTTAATATAACTGTTGTTTATATCGATGTCAGACAAATTTGAGGCTGGTGTTAACATTGATGGCCTAGAGTTTGAATATCCTGCGATTGATTGAGAATTTCCAAATGATAGGTTTGCTGATGTCCCTGTATCGTTACAATCTATATCATCTAATTGTGGTGCTGCAGACGGCGCCAGTCCTTTGAGCACCTCGTTAAATCTATCGATAGCTGTGCCAATCGGCGTTGTTGCGGCAAAGTCTGTAAAAAGACCGTCGGAATATACTCCGTCTTCTGCATCTCCAATTGATGCTGTTAAAGCTATAGCTGTAGCTCCTTGTTGATTCATTATAAAACCGGGACCGAAATTAATTGCTGTCATCTCGGTAACAGCCGTCGACCCTGAGTTTGCTGTGATTGGTGATCCTCCTATTCCTGCGCCTCCGTCTGATAATGAAATTGTTATTGCTCCGCTAGAACCAGTAGCAATCTCTATATTATCCCCTGCTATCAAATATGAAGAACCGTCAGTTAGCTTAGTTAAAGAACCAGATATACCGCAGCCGGCCTCTAATGCTCCACTTGCGTATACATCGCCGCCAAAAACAGCAGTTCCAAACGTCTTGTTTTTTAAAGCCCCTTTACTCCCAGAAACAAAAAAGAAAACGTCTGCGCCTGATTGAGATGCTGTGTAATCTAACCCTAGATCCCCCGCAACTGAAACTGACCCACTATGATTGACACCATCTATAGCTGATGTTCCAATAACAAGATCCGATGCCATTCTTAATGGTGATCCGCCATACAGTGTTCCGGATATAACAACGTCCCCACCGAAAAGAGCTAAGCCGGCTGTATCTGTATTTTTACTTCCGATACTCCCTGAAAACCAATGAGCGACGTCATTACCTTTACACATTGTCTCGTCACGACCATGAAGCACAAGATCATGAACCCCGAAACTACCGGTAATGCCGGCTCCAGATAATCCTCTCAGCCTTCCGGTGAACACAGGTTCGCCTGCAACCTCCATGGAACTTTGGAATATTACGTCAGTTGCTATTCTCAGTGGTGACCCACCATGCAACGTTCCAGATATAACTACGTCACCGCCGAACACTGCAGCTCCGGGAGATGCGCCGTCTTTACTTCCTTGACTCCCAGAAAAGTAGATGAATGCGTCAGTACCTACGTCAGATACTTTATGACCCGAACCTAAATTTCCGGCAATAGATAAAGACCCTGTTGTGGTTAAAAAACCTGCCGCTGGAGAATTAAAATGATATTCTTTTACAGCCGGTGTAATTATTAATTCACCCTCTGATCCTGTTGTTAAGAAAGAACCGGCTCCTTGCCCCATGTATACATGCATGTCGTTGCCAGATACCGACAACCCTCTACCAGCAAAGTCTTCAGCCTGAACATCTAATGTATACGATATATTTGATCCGATCGGCTGAGATGAACCTCCACCAGATAGCCCATCGCCAGCATTAACAGTAAGTGTCGTGTTTCCTTGAGCCGCGTTGCCGGCAGACGTACCATACTGAACTGACAATGCGGATCCACCGCCGCCAGTAAGTCCTGCGCCAGCTGCAGCAGCTGAAATTCTTAAGTTATCAGACCCGTCGTCTTCTAAACCTGTTCCTGCAAAGTCGCTTGGCTCGATAGCTAATTCTGTGGAAACTATCTTAAGACCAGCGGAAGATTTTAAATCTACAGAAAACGAAGCGCCAGATATATCTAAACCGTCGCCAGCTGCTAAAACAGACTCATTTGTTAACGTACCATCTGAAGATAAAACAACGTATGCTGCTCCAACTGGAGCTGCTCCAACGCTTAAATCAGCTATAGTAGCTTTTTTCAATGCAGATGCTGTAACATCGTATATAAGGACTTCGTCATTGGTTGCCAATGTTGTTGTGCCCATGTTAGTTATATCGACGCTTAAGACACCACTAGCAGCCGCCAAAGCTGTACTAGATGTTGTACCTTTAATACCTGACACGATATCTGCTATAGATTCTTTTTTAGATGTATTGTCTGTGGCGTCAATTATTGCTAGACTGTCATTTGCAACGTCAACCGTGGCAGCTGACAAATCATTTAAATCGACCGTTAGCTTCCCTCCGGACTCTCCTATACCTGCATTAGTCCCGGAAGCTAAATATTGCCCGAAATCTTCTACGGTTATTTTTTTAACTTCGTTCGAATCATTAACATCAGCTGCAGCTAAAAGATCGCCAGATGCCAATGTACTTTCGCTCAATGCGCTCGACAACCCTGATATGTTTAAACTAGTACCAGCTGCCTGAATTGTACCAACAGTTGCCTTTTTCAATGTGCCGTCTGTAGCGTCATGGATCAATACATAATCTGCTGTGGCAGCAGTTACGGCTGATTGAGAATTAATATCAACTGATATAGCCCTAGCAACTGACCCGTCAAAACTAGACCCTGCAGCGAATTGCAACCCTGCGCCGACTGTCAAGACTTCCTCAGTCGTTCCAGCTGCATTAGAAGCTAATGATATTGAACCGTCTGCGTTATTTGTCACTGTGATATTATCGCCAGCTCGTAAATAATTTGTTCCGTCGACTAGTTTCTGTAACGAACCAGTAAACCCTAAATTAGCTGTAATATTCTGTAATGCGTATATCTCTCCAGAGCCGGTTATATCACCCGTAACGTTTAAATCAGCAATATGATTATCGTCAAACAACCCTATCTGTAATCCGTTTGGTGCTACGACGTTAGTAATTTTATCGGTTGCTATATCCCGAAATACCATGAAATCGGTCTGTGCAATTAAATCCGCAGTCCAAACTATATTCGAGCCAGGAGTTGAATTGTTGTTGTTACTTGACATATAATTTCTCCCCTAATTAAAGTCCGGTGTTTCTAACAAATGGGCCGCGGCCAGGTGTAAAGTTTGGAGATATGTCTGCTGTTCCAACAGTAATCGCATCACGATTTGTGGATGCATCTCCATTATTTCTATCGAAAAATGGAATAGATGAAGAAGCATGTGAGGAAAGATTTGAGCACCTTGTATCACTTCTTTTATCAGCCTTTAACGGCTGACCGTTTCTTGTAACAAACTTTTGCTCAACGGCGAACGTTACAACATCGTTGATCAAATTTGCAGAATAATTTCTCATCTCTATTAAATCCCTAAACTGACCGTAACTCTTTCTACTATAAATCGCTTGAGAATAATTAGGGCTAGTATTACTAATTCCGTATTTA